TGTAGGAGAAAAAAAGAGCTTGACACCAGATTTCCCTTGCTTTCCTCAAATCCCCTTTCGGAGGTGCGCCCGTGTAGGCGCGCCGCGCCGCCTACGTGTAGGCGTAGGTCGCCTAAATCTTGAGCTGCATGGGCTGATTTTCCTTGCACCCCTCCCTCATGTATGCATGCAGGTAGGCACTGTAGGTATGTATAGTCTACTGTACGGGGGTGTAGGAAAGTGTGCAGAAGTGAAAGGAAATGTAGGATGAAGATCTCGCAAGTGCACCCTTGGTAGAACAGGTGCGCGCGGCGCCCATACTCGCCTCGCAAGTGCGCAATGTCCTACGCGGTAGCTGCGAGGCATACCTTCAGGTTATGCCGCCCTTCGGCCGGGTTATGTGTGGGCGCTTCGGCGCTGAAGTGAGAGCTCAGCGACCTGAGTGGCGAGGATGCGGCGAGGAACGAGCGAGGATCAAATGTAAGTCATCCTCGCCCGCTTTCCCTATAGTAAACGCTGGTGTGCGCAGCTAGGCGAGGATGGCGAGGATCAATTCTCTACCTCTCACACAGGAAGAAAGGAAGTATATATAGAGTGTGTGTACGCACGTATATGTGCGCGCGCACGTATAGAGATTAGGTGGGGTTTGATCCTCGCCATCCTCGCCTCGTCTCCAAGTGTGCGCGGGCTCTCACCTATCCAGCGAGGATGCCCCTATCGCCCATCCTCGCCCCATGCTCGCCGCATCCTCGCCGCCTGTAGGCAAGAAAAAGGCCCGTCGTCCGAAGAGCGACGGGCCTACATGCGGCGCGCATGTGAGAGCGCCGCGTTAGATGTGCTCGACCGACCACAGCCAGACGTTCTCTTTACCGGCCCACCGAGTGACAAGCCGAACGTTGGCCCGGATTTGGTCTCTGTATCGGCCGAGCAGCTTACCGACTTCCCGAGCGTCGGGTTTAGGCCGCCCGTTCAGGCGAATGAGCTCATTGAATGACTCACGCAGCGCCAGACTCTCTGACCCGTGTGAGTCGTAGGCCGATGCGATTAGCGCCTTCGCCGAGCGAGCTCCGGTTCGCGTCAATCCGTCGATAGCCGAGAACAACTGGCCGACCGCCTGCTCATGGGGGTCAGGAGCTTCCGTCATGCGGCACGAGCGCACATCGCCCCCAGACGCCCACTGAAGCGCGTTTGCGACGAGCAGGCTCCAAGACTCAAACCCCCCGAGCGTCGCGCCCACACGGGGCCGCCCAGCGCACACGAACGCCCGCAGCAGCACGAGCCCCGCGCGCACCAGCCGAGCGCGGTTCGCCCGCGCCCAAACGTGTAGGTCGCCTAGCCGAAAATCTGTCCGCTCTTCAGGGCGCTCGACCGGCGCGATCAAGCGCCCGACGACTGAGCGACGCATCATGTCGGTCGAGAGACCGAGATTATTTCCAGTGGCGCTGACGAGCGCTTGCCAAGGGAGCTCGGGCGACTCGCTCTTGCCGAGCACCCGCAGGGAGACCCGCCCGCGGCTCGAGAGCACACGTTCGAGCGGCTCGCCGCCGAGCTGCCGACGAGAACTCACGTTGTCGAACGCGATGAGCCGAGAGCCGTCCAGGGCCTTCGCCGCTAGGACCTTCTCGAGCTCTTCGTCGTTCGCCGGGAAGTTCAACTTAGCGAGCGAGCGGCCGGTAAGGATCAAACCGACGACGTCGAGCACGAGCGTCTTGCCGGTGCCGGGCGTCGACGCATCGAGCGCGTGAAGTGGCACGTCGTCGAGCGCCGCTCGAGCGAGTCCGGAGAGCAGCAAGCTGATCGGCACGAGGATGTGAGCGGGCTCAGTCCACGGGAACTCGGCCCATGGTTCGACCAGCTCAGCAATCGCAGCCCGGGCGTCGAACAGGGTCGGCTCTGCAGGAATCGCGTCAATCTCAACGCTCGACTGCAGGAGCCAGCCGCTCGCATGGTCGTAACCGTTCGTCGAGCAAATCGAGCCGTCGGGCCGCATGAATGGGCAATCGGCAATGCCGCGCAGCGCTCGGACGTTCGGCCAATCTTTTCGGTCGAGCAAGCCAGCAGCCAAATCTCCGGGCGGATCGATTTCTAGCCAGTTTTCTTGACCTTTTTCGGAGATTTTCTTGATCCAGAACTTCACTCTGTCGAGCTCGCCGTCGCCGCCCGGGCGCTCCGCGGCGCTGAGCTCGCTGCGCGCGGTATTGACGCCGAGCGGCACGACGCCAAGCGGTTCGCCATCGCCTGGAAGGCGGCTGACCGGCTGGACTTTGACCAGTGAGCCCGCGCGCTGAAAAATCATCGGGCGACTCGCCGCGAGCGTCTCGAGCTCGTCGACCCGCCGATCGAGTGGGATGAGCAGCTCAGGATCGGCGGCGATGAAGTCGCCCGGCCGCGGAGTGCCGAGCGCGGCTTTGAGCTTCGAGCTCGAATCAATCCCGAGGTACTTACTCAGGAGATTGCAGGCGCGGCCAATAGCCTGCTTCGAGCCGACCATGTGGGATCGGAGCTTGGGCCAGCCGAAGATTCCGTCTTTCCCTGCACGAATGCCTTCGACGGAAGCAAGCACCTGCTCGAGGCGCTCGTCGACGCCAGCGGCTTCGAAGATTTGCGAGGCGAAGTCAACGATCTGGTCTTCGCTCCAGTCCGAGCGGCCCATGATGCCGCCGAGCGCGAGCGCGGACTCATACCGGCCCGAATCTTTCGGCCAGACTTTGGCGACCGCGCTCAGAACTTCGGAGCGCAACGGGAGGTCAGCTTCGCCTGCCTTTTGCTGGAGCGCGACGAGCCTCTCGAGCGCGTCAATCGGCAGGTCCGCAATGTCGCTCACCAGGAAGGGACGATCCCAGTCGCCGCGCTCGAGCGCATAGCCGCCGCGCCATTTGACGTCGAGCGCCCCGCCTTCGCAGACCGCAGTCTTGGCTCGCTGTTTCAGCTGCTCTCTGGCCGGGACGTCGCGAACCGCATACCAGAGATGGCGCCCGCCTTTCGACGAGAGCGTTTCGGGCAGCTGACCGACGGCTTTGATCAACTCGGCTTTACCGAATTGCCCATCGAGATCCAGGCAAAGCAACTCGCGCTCAGGGAACGTAGAGCACGGCCCGCACAAGATGGCGACCTGATCCGAGTCGCGAAAATCTTCGGCCGGGACCGAGAACGTGGGATTGACCTTGCCGAAGCCGCCGACCCTAGGCTTCTTCGTTTCGGGCAGAATCGGCACGATTCGCAGGCCCGCACGCTCGTATCGGAGCGCGATGGCGGGACCGGTCTCGGGATTCGCTTTCCAGTCACGCGCGGTCATTGGGCGGCGTCCGCCGCTAGCCTGCAATGCATTCGCTGCAAGCTAGCACAGATTTTCACGGGCGCCCGATCGCCTCAGCGCGAGCGATATTGAATCTCGCGAGGGAAAGCGATGCAGTCGGTTCCGTTCGACAGATTCGTACAGAGCAGGACTTCAGGCTCGCGAGCTTCTGCGTCCCGTTCAACCGAGCGCACGACGACGCGCCCCCAGGACTTGTGGACTAGGATATCGCCTTCCGCGTAGGGAGCAGCCTTCTCGACACCAGACATCAAACCGAAAGTGAGTTGCGACATAGATTTATTATGGATCAGCCGGAGCCGCGCGCATTCACCCCTAGGGGTGATATGTTCCTGGGCGCTGATGTAGGCGTGCTAGGGCAAAGATTTTCGCGGCGGCGAGTTGCGCGGGCGGAAAGCGCGGCGCATGATTGACGCTGCCACTGCATACGGATATTCAGATCCGCACGGGGTGCAGCGCGGCGGGTCGTCTTTTTGAAAGCAGGGAAAATGACGAAAAAGCAATCAAAGAAGAACGCCGCCCCGCCGAAGCGCGGGCGCGGCCGGCCGAGCAAAATCCAACAGGCCCAAGAGAAATTGCAGTGCGACCTAGTCGACGCGATCGATTTCATCCGCGACAGCAGCAAAACCGATGCGGCCGCCGCAGAATGGCTGAATTTCAAAGGCTACAAGACGTATGCCGAAGTGTACGCCGCCGAAGAAGCCGAGCGCACCGCGAAGCGTGAGCAGCTTCAGCGCGAGATCGATGAGCGTCTCTGCGAACTGTCGAGCCTGGAATGTGATTCGCTCAACGCAGTTCCGGATTCCGTTCGCCCCGGGGCCGAAGAGCTATGATCCCCCTCGATTCCTATCCGGCCGAATCGTGGCGCCCGAACCAACGTGACGGCGCCGAGCTGATTTGCGCTGTCGCTGGCAACCAAGGCGACCCGGTCCGGGTAGGAATCGACGCGCCTTGCGGCTCGGGCAAGTCCCTCATGGCGCTGCGCGCAGCGTTCAGCGGGCACTGTCCGCCGATGAATTTGCTCAGCACGACGCGCGCACACCTGAAGCAATATGAGCTGACTCTGGTCGAGCATTATCCGCAGTATCAGGATCAGCCCGGGGGCTGGGCAATCTTGCGCGGCCGCTCATTCTATTCGTGCTGTGGGAGCGCTGAGGCGCGCAAGCGCGCGCGACCTGCGGCCGTGCCAGCGACCTTCGCCGACGATAGCGATCCCAGCGAAGAGTGGACCGGCTCGCGCCGATGCCAGCGCGGCGACGGCTGTTACTATCGGCAAGCCATCTTGCGTGCTGGCCGCGCCGCGGTCGTGTTGCAGTGCACGATCGGATTCCTCTATCGGCGCCTGTATTGGAATCAAATCAGCGAACCCGGGCCGGACGCGCCGCAAGGCGCCGCGCAGCTCGATGCAGCGCGGCGCGCGACCGTCAACCGGGCCATGTGCATCCTAGATGAGGCGCACGAATATTTGCGCGTTCGAAGGGAATTTGAGACGACCCGCCTAGCATTCTGGCCGGAACTCTGCACGAAAGACTTCCAGGAGCGGGTCAGCAAAGCTCGCACGAAAGGGAACTATCGGTGCAGTTATGTGCTGCTCGAGCCTGATACCGAGCTGCGTCATCGGTGTGAGGCTGAGATCATTCGGCTGCTGTTGCCGGAGCAGCTCGAGAAGCTCAAACCACATCGCAAGCTGACCGAGAGCGAGTGGAGCGAGCTCCGGGAGAAATTCGCGCTGAAGTTGCGCGACCGGCTCGCGCTCTTCGCCCCGCCGCCCGCCGACGCGGACTATCCTCCCGCCGCTCTCTCACTCCAGTTCAACGAGAGCGCGCGCGGTCCGACGTGTGAGCTCGTCGCGGAGCCGCTCTTTGCTCGAGTGAAAGAGCCGCTCGCTGAGCGCGCGGAGGTCTTCATGAGCGCGACGTTAGAATGCGTCTCGCGCATGCTGAAGATCGCGCCCGGATGTGTCCGGCGATATCCAGAAATCTTCGATTGGGGCTCTGCGGTGACCGTCAACCCCCTGAACGACCCGAACCCTGAGTCGCGGTCGAATGCGCCGCTCGGCGCCGAGCAGCTCGAAGCGCTCTTCAAGGTGCCGGGACGGCCGCTGACGCTCGTGCTTTACATGGCGAAGGCACACGCGAATGCAGCCGTCAAAGGCTGGGGCATGCGCGCAGGGCCGGCGCTGATGATCCAAAGCGAGAAGAGCGAGCTCGGCGACCTGATCGAAGCGGCGCGCGCATGGGACCCGTTGGAAGAAGGCCCGGCGCCGATGTTGATTTCCTATGGCGGATGGGTCGGCACGGATTTGCCCGGCGAGAAGTGGCTCGTGCTCGGGAGCGCGCCGAAGTCGCCGATCTCGCCGCACCATGAGGCCCGGCAAATGCGAGGGCGCGGCAATGCCTGGAACGACGGCGAGAAAATGTCCCTCGATCGAACGCAGCTCGCCCAGGGACTCGGCCGCGCGTTGCGGTCAGAGTCGGATATCGCCACACTCATTTGGATTGACTCGCAGGCATTTCGTGATCTCGGCCTTGACCGCCATACCGGGCGCATTCAAGATTAATTGACGTAGCGAAACGCCACGGTGCAGGGAGAAAATCATGTCAGACAATCGACCACATGGGAACGCGCGCTCGCCGTATGTGCGCCGCGATTCCGCGCAAATCCGCATCGGCGAAATTGACCGAGATATCGAGCAGATGATCGATATCAAGAGAAAGCTGATGGCGCGGCTGCGGCAGCTCGACGTGGAGTGCGAGCAGGCTGAAACGCAGCGCAGCGAAGCGCCCGAAGCGGCTCCGAATCGGGAGGTCAATCATGTCGGAGAAATCTGATCCGAGGTTCGGCAGGCCCGGCGCATACGTCTCAGTTCTGACCCATCGACCCTATGAAGTGCGGCGCGCCCGCGTCGGCGATGATTTGACGGTTCACACAATCGAAGTGCGCGCGGCAGGCAAGACGCATATGTTTGGCGGCTTTGATGCCGGCTCAGTACCGCTCGTCGTCCGCAGCCAGTCTGAAGCCGATCAAGCCTTCGGAAAAGGCGCGATCGCTTTTCCGGCCGCTCTCGCAGACGTCGCCATCCGCCCGCACCCGATCGTCAAGCTGGCCGCGTCGCTCGTCGGCGACGCGATGACCGAAGCCGAGCTCGATGCGCGGCGAGAGCTCCGATACTTGGCGCGACGCTGGCAAACGAAGCTGCGCCCGCCGCTGCTCGTCGCGGCCGACCTGCGGACGAAGGGAATACTCTGGCGGATGAAAGGAATCGGAGCATGCTGAACCGCATTCTCGATCTGCTCGCTCTGGTTATAGCCGGACTTGTTTTTGCGGCCACGGCTGTCGGGTTTTTCCTGATGACGGTCGAACTTATCGGGCTCAGCGATACGATCTGCGCCTACAGCCTTTTGGCCGCTCTCGTTTTCTCCGTTTGGCGCGTTACGCGGGAGGGTTTCATGCAATGCTGATCGGAATTGACCTCGAAACGACCGGGCTCGACGAGTGCCAGGACGACATTCTCGAAATCGCCGTCGTCGCGATCGAGACGCCCGCCTTCAAGATCGTCGACTCCTATTCGACGGCCGTTTGCCCGTCCCTGTTCGGCATGAATCGGCTCCGCGCGAACGATTTCGTGATGAAGATGCACGGCAGCTCTGGCCTGCTCGCGCTGATCGAGGCGAATGTCTTGCGGGAGAAGATTCCCGACGGCGAGAAGTTGAAGCCGAGAAGCGAGCGCTTGCCGTTCGTCGACGAAGCGATGGCCGAAGCGACCGCGTTCATTTTGAAGCACCTGGGGCCGGAAGGAAAGAGCCCAATGTTCGGCTGCAATCCGCGATTCGACAGGGCGTTCCTGAACGTGCATATGAACGCACTCGAGCGGAAGTTCCACTATCGCGATCTGGACGTCAATTCGCTTTGGCTCTTGCGCGAGTACATGACGGGCGCCGACCCGACGCGGTCGAAGGCCGGCACAGCACACCGCGCACTCGCCGACTGCGAACAGGCGGTCGCGAATGTGCATCAGCACTTTGAGTGGGTCTCAGAGTTACTTCGAGCGATGGCATGAAAGAAATTCAATTGACGCAAGGCTTCGTCGCTCTAGTCGATGACTCTGATTATGCCTGGGCTTCTCAGTTTTGCTGGCACGCGGCGGTGCGCGGCACCCAAGTCTATGCAGGCCGCAACGGTGGCTTTTTGATGCATCGAGAGCTGTTGCCGGGCGCTAAGATCGTTGATCACGTCAACGGTAACACGCTCGACAATCGACGTGAAAACCTTCGCTCCGCAACGCGGAGCCAGAACGCCGCGAATTCCCGACATTGGCTCGGGAAGCCGACGCGCGGGATTCGAGAATTGCCGTCGGGTCGTTTTGGTGCATACATTACGATACAAGGTCGGCAGAAACATCTCGGCGTTTTTGATTCAAAAGAGCAGGCCGCAGAGGCGCGCGACGCTGCCGCAAAAGCCGCGTTCGGCGAATTTGCGCGTCTCAACTCGGAGGCGCGATGACCTGGCGTCCAGCGCTCCGATTCCTGGTTGAACTCGCCGTCGATCTCGTGCGCGGCAAGCTCGAGCGGCGCGATCCGCCCGCCGCGCCACCTGCCGCGTGGCGATATCTGGACTCTGAGCGCGCAGCCAAGGCGAGTCGATGCGCCGGACATGAAGACGAGCCGCAGTGCTTCCCTGCGAAGCCGCCGAAATCCTCGGACGAAACGTGACTTCACTTGAGCAAATCTGGGGCCTCGTTGATCCGCTCTCCGATGACGCGGACGACGAAGACCGCGCCGCCCGAGCTCAGTTAAAAGGCAAGTTCGCACGCCGCATGAGCGCGAGCCAGATCGAAGAGTTCCTCAGATGCCCGCGTAAGTGGGCGCTTCATCGGCTCGCTGGCGTTCCGCGCATCAAAGGCGAGGCGCTGCGCTTCGGCATCGCGCTTCACCTTTCCCTCAAGTGGTATCTCGAAGACCGCCTGACCTGGCAAAAGAAGGTCCGACCGAATTCGCGCATCGGACGATTGACGGTCGCGATGGCTCGATGCGTCCCGATCAAGCCGGGCGATCAGGTGACGATCGAAGGCGAGTGGCTGTTGAGCGTCGACGAGCTCGAGACCGACATTTACATTAAGCCCGACCTCATGATCTCGCGCGGCTCGCTGACCTTCATTGATGACTGGAAGTCGACGAGTGCGCCGAATGCGCGCCATCCTTGGGCATTGCAGGGGCTCAAGCTTTGGGAAATCAGCGAAGATGAAGCCGACCGCGGCGAGCATGTGAAGAAGCTTCCAGCAGGCGCGCGGACGCTCTGGCATAACGTGCAGGCCCGGCTATACTCGCATGGCGCCGTGAAGCTCTTCGGCGCACCGAGCACAACCCAACAGTGGGTCTACGGCAACAAGAAATCAGCCGACGGCGCCGCGAATCCGAAGGTGTGGTCGGTCATCGAAACGTTCGAAGCGAGCTCTACAGCCGCCTGGATCGAGCAGTATGTTTTCCCGGTCGTGCGGCTGATGAATCGTTTGAGGGCCGCTTGGGAGGCGGGCGATATTGACTCGCCGCTGCTCATCCCACACCGCGGCGAAGGGTGCGAGTTCGTCGGCAAATTTTGCGACGCTCTTGGGCCTTGTGGGTTGAAGAAGAGCCCGATTGACGCGGAAGATTTTCGGCGATTTTTGCCGATGGTACAGCAATGAAGCAGGGAGTTAATCATCATGGATCTGAACGCACTGATCAGCAATTTCAAAGAGAAGCAGGGAACCATGCCGCAGGTGAATCCGCTGGCGGCGGCGAAGGTGCTCGAGGCGCAAACGAAGCCGGAAGTAGCGGGCCAGCCCGAGCCCGCAACTGCTGCAAGTGCGGCCGTGCCGGTTGCCTCTGCGACGGCGACGGGTACACCTGCCAGCACTGCAGGCTCTTCTGCACCGGCTGAGCCTGCCGTCGAAGGTAAAGCGCGCCGGACCGCCGCGGTCGTGCAAGCTGAGCTCGATCAGGCGCAAGCCGAGCTCGCTCAGACGAAGGCGGCACTGAAAACCGCCGAAAGTCGTGAGCTGGACGCTCAGAATCAGCTCGTTACGGCCCGGCTCGTGATCGACGAGACGAAAGCCGAGCTCGCGAAGGCGGTCGAGTTTGCTCAGTCGGTCGTTGCCGACAACGCACGGCTCGCTGAAGTCGAGCCGGCCGCAGTCGGTACGCCCGCAACGGTCGAGTCGGCGTCAGACTTCCTGAAGACGCGCGGCTTCGGCATCTTCACGCTGGGCGGGTCATGAAAACTCCAGCTAATACGTGGCCAGTCGTTTACGCGGTCGTTGAAGAGCGCAAGCGCCAGGAAGGCCTGAAAGCGGCCGGTAAGTTCTCCGCGACGTGCGCCGACGCCGAGCTGAGCGACGCGGATTGCTTCTCGGTCTTGGCTGAAGAAGTCGGCGAAGCTGCCGACGAGCTGCTCGCGCTGCTCTTGACCGTCAAGCTCGGCCGCGTCGGTCACACGGTCAACGAAGCGATCCAGCGCCCGCGCGACCCGCGGAAGCTCCACACCGAGCTTGTGCAGGTTGCTGCTGTCGCGGTCGCTTGGTGCGAGCGGCTCAGCGCGGAGATCGCGGCGCTGGATGAGCAGGCCGCGCAGGATATGCGCGACCTAGTTTTGATGGGCGAGCGCCCGCCGGCCGATTACGACTTCGAGCCCGAATCGGTCTGAACAGTGTCGCGGATCAGCGAGCTTCCCGAGCGCGATTGGAAGATTGACGTCGAACCCTACGTCGACGCGCTTTCTCTCGCGCTCCGGGAGCCGGACCGACCCGACGGCCGCTTACGCCCGCCCCAGGCGGCCTTCCTGCTCGAGGGGGCGCCGAGCGCGGAGCACCGCGCCGGCGCCTTCATCCAGGGCCGCGTCGGCATCGGCAAAACGCTGGCGCTCGTTTTGGCGGCGCTCGTCTGGCGATGTCAGCGCCCGCTGATCGTGGCACCTGGGGGCATCCTGAGAGAAATGATGGGCCACGTCGAGCAGCTGCGCCGCGCGGGCTGGCGCATCCCAGTCGACCTGATGTTCCTGAGCTACTCGGTGGTTAGCCGATACCCTGCGACCGGCCAGCGGCTCGAAGATCTCTGGGGCGGGCTCGGCCCTGACGGGATCTTCCCGGACGAAGTTGACAAGCTCTCGAATCTCGGCGGCCGCGGCGGCTCGAAGATTGGGAGCGCCGTCGCGCGGCTCTTCGCGGACTACCGAGCAGCGCATCCGTCCTGCATCTGGGGAGCGGCGACTGGCACGAGCGACCGCTACGGCATGCGGGATTACTGGCACGTCATCGACTGGTGCCTGGGCGACCGAAGTCCGCTCCCGCGCGACCTGAGCGAGCTCGAGATCTGGGCGCGCGTCATCGACGACGGCTCAGAGTTCGACGCGCCGTGGGTCGGCGAGCAGCTCGATCCGGTGCGGAAGCCAAAGACCGTCAAGGCGGTCCGCGCAGCATACAAGGCTCGGCTGCGAGCGACGCCGGGCGTCATAGTGGCAGATGATCAGTACATCGCGGTTCCGTTGACCGTGACCGAGACCGCGGTAGCCACGCCTGAGCTCGACGAGCATTTTCTGAAGCTCCGAGAGCTCTGGCAGCGGCCCGACGGGCTCGACCTGCTTCCGGACCGCGATCCGAATTCTGATCCCGACCGAGTCGAGGGGTCAATTTGGGCCGTCGCGCGGCGGATGGCTCGAGGGCTCTGCTATGTGCTCGATCCGCTTCCGCCTTTGGAGTGGCGGGCGGCCCGCCGCGGCTACTTCAGCTACGCGCGGTCGCTGCTCGAGCAAGGGCTCTTCTACACCGAGCTGCAGGTTCGGCAGCACGCGATTTCGACCGACGCGCCCGCTTGGCTGGACTGGGCGGCGATCGAAGACTCATACGATCCGAAAGAGCACCAAAAGACCTTGTGGCTCAGCCGCCGAGCGCTGGAGTTCGCCGCGAACTGGGGCTCGCGCGATGGCGGCGGCGTCATCATGACCGAGTCGACGGCGTTTGCGGTCGAACTCGCGCGGATGACGGGCTGGACGTTCTATGGCTCGCTCGGCTACTCGCGCTCAGGTCAGTATATCGAGGACGCGCCGGCGCGGACGCCGATCATCGCTTCGCGGAAGGCGAACGGGACGGGGCGCAACCTGCAATACCGCTGGAACCGGATGCTCTTTGAGCAGGTTCCCGCTCAGTCCGCTGAGACTGAGCAGAACATGGGCCGCATTCATCGCGAGGGGCTTGAGACTTGGAGCAAGACTTGCGACGTCGAGATCATGATCGGATGCCAGGAAGATCTTGCCGCAGTCGCGAAAATCTTCGCTGGCGCGCACCGCACCGCTGAGTCAATCTATGACGTGAAGGCGCTACATGCCAAATGGCATCGAGCGCAGAACATCCCAAAAACACCAGCATTCCAATAGGACCTAGACCATGGCCAAAGAGAAGAAAGAACAGTGCGCTCCCATCATTCCGGACGTCAATCGCGACGAAGTGAAGAACCGTCAGCTCGGGACGCCGTCCCTCGATTTCTTCGCGTTCGGTCGCTTCCGCTGCGCGTTGAAGCTCTGGGACTTCTTCACGAGCGATCTTGGCGCACACTTTTACAAGGCGGAATTTACCGTCTTGGAGATTGACGCCGACATGAGCGAGCTCGCCCAGAAATATAACAAGTGCGTCTTGCTCGAGAACGGCGGCATGAAGTTCCTGGCGTCGAAGGACAAGTCGGAAAAGCGCTTGCAGCTCGGCGATCGAGTTAGCTTGCTCTTCCCGGTCGGTCGCGCCTCGGACCTCAAAGATCCTTCTCGGACGATTCGTGACGACGACAAGATCGCAGGCTTCATCGCGACGATCCACAAGACGACGAAAGCTGCGCCCGGCTACGACGGCATCGCTTCGCTGAAGAAGCTGAACGAGCTGAAGAAGATCGACAGCGACGCCGTGCAATTCATTTTCGACCGCCGTCCGAACGAAGTCGAAAAAGAGATCATCGATCCTGAGACGAATCAGGTCATGAAGACTTATTTCAAGTGCTTCAGTCGAGACAGCTTTGAGATCGTGCCGGCCGCGGCGTAACAGATCCAACAGAGCGGTACGGGGCGATCGGGGTTAGCTGCGGCCCGCTTGCGGAAAGCTGGCAACTAGCTGCCTGACAGCCGGGAAAGACCGGCAACTCTACTGCTCGGTAGACAACGTCATTCAGGCCGGCACGCCGGCTATGGCGGATGACGGAACGAGCATGGCCGTCGCGGCTGAGAGTCTACAGCGACGAGCCCGGCATTCTGAGCCGTAAGCAACAGCGAGATCCAGGCGAGCTGAAAATCAGAGGCTGGACTTTTTATGGCGAGACGACGAACCTGCAACCATTGCGGCAAAGCCGCGGGCCCAAAAGGCCAGTGTCAGTCGTGCGCTCGGGCGTTCTACGTTCCGAAGCACGACGGCATCAGCGACGCGGACGACGTGGCCGGCATCGTGCGCAGCGTGCCGACGGCGGACGGCTATGAGACGTTCGTCCAGACCCGCCGCAGCCGGAAGCGCATTGTCAACGACGCGCGCGGGGATTTCATCTTGAAGGTGTGAGCATGAGCCATCACGGCAGAGAATATGAAGACGACGATCGCGACTGCAGGGATTGCGCCGCGATCGGTAACAAGTTCGGGACGGCGGTCGAGCTGATCAAAGCGATCGCGAATGGCCTTAGAGTCGGAGATCGCGGGCGCGGATTGACGCCTCAGACGGCCTGCGACACCTGGCTCGAGAGCAACGGCTTTGAATGTCAGGCTTCGAAGAAGCGTCAGCGCGAGCGGCGCGCCGAGCAGCTCGATGCTGAGATCGCGAAGTTGCGAGCCGAGCGCGCCAAGCTATGAGCTTTGACCCGCGCCCGGCTCTTGTGGACTCATCGAAATGATGGATCCGCGCGACGAGATCAACATTCAAGCCTGCGTCGCAATCGACTCCGAAACGTGTCTCATCCGTGCGGGATTGCCCGCGCCGCCGGTCGTTTGCTTGGCGACCTGGGAAGGCAGGGAATCCAAACCGGTTCTGTACGGCGCGCATGAGCTCTATCGCCCGCTCGCCGAGCTGCTCGACGATGAGCGCCGCCTGATCGTCGCTCACAACGGCGCGTATGACTTCGCGTGCTTTCTGGAGTGGTACCCGGATCTCCGGCCAGCGATCTATCGCGCCTATGAAGCGAACCGCATTCTGGACACGATGCTCGCGCAACGTATCGTCGAGATCGAGACCGGCGACAAGCGCGGCAAACTCGCGCTCGATCAGCTCTGCGCCCGCTACGGCTTGCACGTCGAGAAAGGCGCGCGCAGCGGCGGCGACCCGGACGACGAGGACTCGGGCGACGTCATCCGGCTCGGCTTCGGCAAGTTCTGGGGCCGGCCTGCCGCGGAGATCCCTTTAGACTACTCGGACTACGCGCTCGGCGACCCGGTCGTCACGTCGAAGCTCTTCGAGCGCATTCTCTCGCGCCAGCTCGTCAAGCGGCGGGACCTGGGCAAGTTCGCGCGCTCTGACCTGGCGCTGAAGTTCATCGCCGCGGAAGGTCTCATGTGTGATCCGGAGCGTGTCACGGCGCTCGAGAAGCAAGCCGTCGAGCGTCGCGGCATCCTGACGGCCGAGCTCCAAGCGGCGCGGCTCGTGCGCTTCGACCGGAAGTCTCCAGACCCGGTCAAAAACATGGCTCGCATCAAAAAGCGGGTCGCCGAAGCCTTTGAGCTCCCGCACTCGTTCATCGAAGAACAGCTGACTCGTACTGGCTCGATCAAAAAAGCCGCGCAGTGCGAGTACAATGGTTCCGACGCCTTCTTCGAAGACCTGCTGACGCAAGGCGTTCTGACCGAGAAAGGTAACATCTCGACGGGGCGGCTCGTGCTCGAAGAGAGCGGCGATCCACTGCTGGCGGCGTTAGCAGAGTTCAACGAATGGGGCGCCGTCTGGAATAAAGATCTGCCGATTTTCCGCGCGGCGACCGAAGTCCCTTTTCACACGCGATTCGGCTTCGCGGCAACGACCCGCACGACTTCATCCGGCCCGAACATTCAGAACTTCCGGAAGAAGGCAGGCATCCGCGAGTGCATCTGGTCGCCCGGGAATGTTCTCGTCGCGACCGATTATTCAGGGCTCGAGAACGCAACGCTGGCGCAAGTGATCGCTTGGGTACTCGGACGGAAGGCGCCTGCGGAGAAGTACTCATCAGGCTGGGACGACCACGCCGACGTCGCGCAGCACATTCTCGGCTGCTCATACGACGAGACGGTCGCGCGCGTTGCCGCTGGCGACAAGGATGCAAAGGAGGCGCGCGGCGCCGCGAAGCCTCTGAATTTCGGATTGCCCGGCTACATGACACGACCGAGCACGGTGCAGAGCTACGCGCGGATCGGCTATGGCGTGACACGCCCTGTCGAGTTCTGGGAAGGCATGATCGCGCTCTGGTACCGGACGCAGGTCGACAAGGTCGCCTACCTGAAAGAGTACGTCGACAACTTGAAGGCGGGCTCGACGTACAACGTTCCGATCCCGTCCACCGGGATCACTCGAAGGGGTGCAACGCGGACGGCAGCCGGAAACACGCCGTTCCAGGGACTCGGCGCCCAGGTCGCGCTAGAGGCGAGCTATCGAGTCACTCGGGAGCAAATGCTCGGCCGGATGCCGGGCAAGGCATGTGCGTTCGTTCACGACGAGATCATCAGCCGATGTCGGGAAGATCAGGTCGAAGAGTTGCGCGCGCTGCAAGAGCGAATCATGATTGACGCTGCACAAGACGTCATGCCCGACATTCGCATGCGGGTTGAGAGCGTCGCAATGCGGCACTGGGCTAAGAATGCGAAGCACAAGGTGATTGACGGAAGGTTGCAGGTCCAAAACGTATGAGCGAGAAGATTGACCCAACGGTCGAAATACATTACCCAATTGCGAGCGCGCTAGAAGCGAACGCCCGCCGCGGCGTCAATCCGAAAGATCTGATCGGCTCGACGAAGGTCGATCTCGCGCTCGTGCCGCCTGTCGGAATCGTTGCCTGCGCTCTCGCGATGACCGATGGCGCGCTGAAGTACGACCCGTATAACTGGCGCGAGCAGGGCAAGCCGGTCCAGGCTAGAACCTACGTCGCTGCGGCTCTGCGCCATCTCTACAGCTGGCTAGACGGCGAAGACGAGAGTGAGGACGCGGGCGTGAATCATCTCGGCCACGTGATGGCGTGCTGCGCCATCATTCTCGACGCTCAGTCGTGCGGGCAACTCGTCGACAACCGACCCGTACCAGGCGCGACGCCGAAGAAACTGAAGCAGGGATCAGCGACCGTGAAGAAGTTGATCGAAGCTGCCGAAGCAAAAAAGGCGGCGAAGTGAATCCGCAGCTCGTCGGGACGCTGAGTCTCGCGCTGCTCGGCGTGCTCAGCGTCTTGTGGATGTTCTGGGATGGGCCCTACACGCGAGAGATCAAGCGCAAGCGCCCAGGCCGCTACTTGACGCGCTACGCGCTACGCGCCTTCGCGCCGAGCGGAAAAGGCCCGTGGCGGGTTTACCTGCATCAGTTCCACGGGGCGGATGACGACGGCGTTCACAATCACCCTTGGAAATGGGCCTTCAGCATCGTGCTGCGCGGCAGTTACACCGAGACGCTCATGTGCCCGTGCTGCGAAACGACAACAACGCGGCGCGTCCGTTGGTTCAACTGGATCACTTCGGACTGCTACCACCGGATCGAAGCGCTGCACGGCAACGTCTGGACGTTGTTTTTCGCCGGGCCGCTGAGCGGCAAGGGCTGGGGCTTTTGGCGCGAAGGTCGGCACGTTCCGTTTGAAGAAACGATCGGGGAAAAATGATCTTCCACATTTGCGACCCTGCGTCGAAGCCAAAAGACCGAGGCTTCGCTTCGAGCGTAGCCAGCCATCTTGTGAAATGGGGCGATAAACCTGTCTGCAATATCATCGCCGACTGGGGCGTCGTCGAAGGTCAATGGGCTAATCCGAAGGCGTCGCGCCAGAGTTTGATCACGCTCGCGTCTCGAGCCGGATTTTGTTTCACGCTCGTTCCTGCGCGCCGCTACGCGATGATCCCGCCGACAACGGTCCGAGTCGGGAAGCGTAAGTTAAAAGGCTGGAAGGACGTGCTGATTCCTGGCTTCGGCAACGCTGCGGGCGACGTCTTTACTCGGAATATCGTCCAGCTGCTCGAGCGCATGAAGCATCCCGCCGCAGGCGAGACGAACCATAACGTTTTGGACGCGATCGGCATCGCCCTTGCGATCCAGAAAGCCGGCGAAGAATGGCTCGCCGATTTTGAGATCACATGAAGGCAAAATATACCCGAGCTCAGCTCGAAGCTGCGGTCGAGAAGCACGGTGGCATCCGCCCGGCAGGGCGCGCACTGAAGCTCAGCGAGGCGACGATTCGAGAACAGCTCGGACGCATGGGCCGCCGCGTCCGGCTCGTGAACGCGCCACCGCCCGCCGAGACGGGCCGCGTCAGCTACCGCAAGCCGCTCATCATGCCGCTCCCTGCGGAAGGACAGGTGGCCACTTATATCGTCACTGCGGCGCAGATTTCGACCGAAGTGCACCCGGAGTTCTGGTGGAACCTGCTCGCTTACCGGAAATTCCTAGGTGCGCAGCTGCTCGCTGCGACGCTGAGCTACGACCAACGGCACTACAGCCGCGCCGATCAGGTCAAGTCGCGCTCTGAAGTTGAGCGCGAGTTGAAAAACCTGACGCCAGAGCAAAAGCGCAACTGCTCCGCGCTCGGCGTTTGGATCGCCGACGCAGTCAAGCCCTACGTCAGCAACCAGCGAATCAAGCTCGCTCCGACGCTCCAATGGTGCGGCGAGCTCAATATTCTTCCGACTGCCGTGCGCCCGCTGAACGGGCTCGAAGGCTACACCGGCGCGGACTCGACGATCGTGCCGCATACGAAGCTCGCGCTGGAAAGCGTCCCGACCGGGCGCTATGAGCCGACGAAGTTCCTCTACTCGACGGGCGCATGTACGTTGCGCAATTACGTCCAGAAGCGCGCGGGCCAGGTCGCTGAGTTCCACCACGCCTATGCTGCCCTGATCGTCGAAGTGCTCTCTGACGGGCGATGGTTCGTTCGCCAGCTGAACGCGACGAGCGACGGCGCCTTCCAGGATCTGACCCGGCGCATCTCGGGTGGCCGCGTTACGACGAACGAGCCTGTCGCCGGCATCCAATGGGGCGACATTCACGCCGCGGCGATGGATCCGGACGTGCGCGAGCTCTGCTGGTGCCCGCGGCGCCGCGGCGTCGTCAGCGTGATTGACGCGCTTCAGCCGACCTGGCAGTTCTTCAATGACCTGCTTGATTTCCACTCGGCGAGCCATCACGAGCGGAAGAGCGCCCGCAAGCGCCATCAGCGTTGGAATCGAAATCAGGCGAACGTTCAGCGCGAAGTCGACGCGACGGCCGAGTTCCTGCTCTACTCGAATCGATCCTGGTGTACTGGCATCGTCGTGCCGAGCAACCACGACGAGCACGGCGATCGCTGGCTCGACGAAGGCGATCCGCTCGCCGACCCAGCGAACTCGACACTCTGGCACTCCGCGAACGTTGCGGCGCGTCTTGCCGAGGAGCAAGGCGATCACGAGTGGACTTTTGCCCGCTGGGCCCTGGCTCGAGCTCCCGTGCGGTGGCTGAGGCGCGACGAAGGTTTCGTCTTGCATGAGATCGAGATGGGTTGGCACGGCGACCTAGGGCCCAACGGAGCTCGCGGCTCGACAGCTTCGCTGATTCGCACTTGCCGACGGCTCTCGAAAGGTCATGATCACGTGGCGACGATTCGCGATGGCGTCTACTCCGCGGGCGTTTGCGCGCGGACGCTGGACTATGCCCGCGGCCCGAGCAGCTGGAGCATCAGTCACGTGGTGATTTACCCGAACGGGAAGCGCTGTATTTTGACGCAAAACGGAAATGCATACTGGGCGCCGCGGGCGCGAAAGCGAGCAGGAAAATGAACGAAGAATCGTATAAGAGCGAAATTAGCAATCCGCTTTCCGGCGCTCTCTCTGTTCGCGCGCGCCAAGCAAAATGTCGAGTGGCCGCGGGTGTTACGCCCGATAAAACCTCGATTCGAGTCGGCGTGCTTTTCAACGGACACGAAACCAGCGTCGTTTTGACGAAGGAAAACGCGATCACTTTTGCAGGGCACATTTTGAATCTGATCGGAGGTTTGAAATGATTTTTTCGCCCTCAGAGTTTGACTCGCTCCGCGCGCTGGCGTTTCAGCCGGATTACGCTGGATACCGGCCCAACGTCAAAGAAATCCCGAACGGCGACGGCAAGGTCGACGCCGAGAAGCGCTTCTCGCACGTCGCGTCGAAGTACCTGCGGGGCGATTCGGATTCGCGGCTCTGGCAGGCGCTCTACCGATGCCACGACCGGGCGATGCAGGTCGCCAACCTGCTTGACTTGCCGTCGGAGTGGCGTCCGAACCTGAACGCCAGCGCGCTCCGGGTGCTCGAGTATCCTCCGGGCGCTGGGAGCGAGCGACACACGGACTTCGATCTTTTCACGTTGCTGGCCTACCGCGATCCGCTGGAAGGCCTCGAGATCGAAGGTGATCCGCTCGCCCAGGAACGCCCGGAAGTCGAGCGCACCCTCCAGCAACTAGCGCCGGGCCTGCACTTCGGCGAGCTCGCGGAGTTCCTGCCCGAGCCAATCGCAGCCAACCCTCACTACGTTGACCCGATGAATCGCTGGCAGTTCAGCGCGGTATACTTCGCGCTTCCGCATCCGGAAACGAAGCTGCCCGACGGTCGGCTCGTCTCCGGGTGGCTCGCTGAGCGCATCGCGAGAAGCAGGGTTTACGCATGATCGCAGGTCACAGTCCGATCAAGCTCCGCGGCCTTCCCTGGCTCGTTTGCAAATGCTGCGGGCTGGTCTACTTGCGCAACGAAGCGACGGCTCGCGCCATCCGGGCAGGGTGTGAAAAATGAAGCTCGTGTCCACGACGATCACGAATTCTCGAGCTGACGTCATCGGACCCATGCTCGAAGCGATCGCGCCGCACGTCGACGCTTGCGTCGTCATCGACACCGGAGCGACGGATGACACGATGAAAATCGCCGCCGAAGTCTGCGGGGCGAAGTTCCGGCCATGGCCTTACAAGTGGCCAAATGACTTCGCACAGGCTCGAAACTTTGCGCTCGAGCTCGCGCGCGCCGCCGGCGCGGACTGGGCAATCCAGGCCGACACTGACGAAGTGTACGACTTCGGCGAAGTCGCCCCGCGCGATTTTCTGCCGTCGCTCGCGCCCGAAAAAGCTGTCGTCGTCATTCCGCATGTCTCGCGCGGCTTCGGCCAGCCGAGGTGCATCCGAACGTCCGCCGACGTCCGCTGGAACGAGCCGGTGCACGAGTATCTCGGCGGCTACGATCCTGTGAGGCAGTCCGCTCCGGCGCCGAGCGCCTGGAATTGGGCGACTGTTGACCGGCCCGGCGAAGACCTTGACGCGAAATATCGCGGCTACGTCAAGATCCTGGAAAAGCGAACACGAGAGCGTCCGGAAATCGCTCGGTCCTGGTACTACCTCGGCGACTCGTACTGCAACGTCCGGATGCACGCGAATGCGCTGGCGGCCTGGGATCGGCGCGTTCGAGTCCAGAAAGTCGAGCGCCTGCGGGGCTCCTACTGGGAAGCCGGCTGGGCGGCGTGGCGTGCGGCGGTTCTTCGGTATGAGCTCGGCAAGCCACTAGAGGCGCTGGCGACCTGCAAGCGCGGACTTGAAGTCGTGCCGCACATGATTGAGCTCGCCTGGTTTTCAGGCTGGCTGGAGTATCAAGGCGGCAACTTCGCTCAGGCACTCTACTGGGCAAATCATGCTCTCGCGCTACCGCTGATCGATCGTCAAGGCGGATTTTCATACGCCCGGGCGCACCGGACTTTGCCGCTGGAGCTGAAACGTTGGGCCGAGCATCAGATTACAGCTGGCGCGGCGCCGGGGCGAGATGCTACGTCAAACGAGTGTCAGCCCTGATATTTTATACCGCCGTTGTGATGTTTTTTACGGCGTTCATTCGCGCGTGCCTGGGATGGCGACGCGCTCACACCCGCGCCATTGAAGCTGATGCTCGGCGCGCTGTTGCCGAGGCTGCGCATGGCGACCTTTGCCGCGCAGTCTTTGCCGGACAGCCAAACGTAACTGATTCGCGCGTCAGGCTTGTGCAGTTGAGCCCGCAATCGATCGTTGACGCCTATCGATCAGGCACACTTCCGCGGCTCAAATTGCTCGACGAGCGCGGGCGCGGCTAATTGCCAGCCGAGCGCGCGGCGCAGTTCAGCGGTCGGATAGTGAATCTTCACCGCAGTGTCGCCGCGCTTGCCTCGGTCAAACAGCCAGACAATCTCTCGTCGGTAGGCCAGCTTTTTCAGCTGGTAGTGCGCGAGTTGCCGCGAGAGCCCGGTCGCATCGACGACATCGCGCACCGAGAGCGGGCCGTCGGCGACCCGCAAAAGAGCGAGTATCAATCTCTGATGGCGCTCGGAAGCGCCGCGATTCGGGCTGGCGTAGTTTGGTTTTCGCTTTTTGCTGGTCGGATTTTTCGCGCGTAGCTCGCGAATTTCGGACGATCGGATGGCTCGAGCCTGGGGCGGAAATTGAATCGGGTCGTTCATGCGCGTGTAGATAGCAAGCGCCGCGCCGAACGGTCAAGTCCTGGAAATGTGGATCCGCGCGCCCGAAATTGGGACGCTTTGCCGCGGCCTTCTCGCCGCAGCCGCGGCGAATCAGCGCAGTCGAGTTGACGCGATGCCGATCGGCCCGGTCGAGCCCGCCGCAACAGCGCGAGCGACAAGCTGTCGCGCTAGCGCCGTGGCGGCGTCAAAGTCACCGCCGTTGACATCGATTTTCACTTCAGCTTCGCCGCCGTCCGCATGAACGCGCCTAATAATCACTTGCGAAGGCGTCGGCGCGGGCGTCGCGATCGACTGAGCGACGGCTTCCGCCGCGAGCACGTCTAGCGCTTGCGCCGCCGTCAACTGTCGCGAGCCGACGGCTGCTTTCAGGTCTTCGAGAATTCTGCTCAGATCCATTTTCTTGCCCCCTTCTTACGGGTATGCTTCGATCACAATTTCCCCGCGGCCGCCCGCTCCGCCCGTTCCGCCCGTCGCCGTGCCGCCTGATCCGGAGCGCTGCGCGCCGCCGCCTCCGCCGCCGCCGCCACCTGGGATTCCGCCCGCGCCGCCTTCGCCGCCCGTGCCGCCGAAGTTCGCACCGCCGCCGCTCCCGCCGCCGCCGCCACCCCCGCCGCCGGAGTGATCACTTGTGTCAATTGAGTTCGCGCCATCAGTGCCGTCGCCGCCGGCCAACGTCGTTGAGCTCGAGCCGCCAGCACTGCCGCCGCCTGTCGTGAGGGGCAACTTCCCACTCGCTCCGCCGGCGCCGGCGCTCGTCGCGGTGCCAGTATTTTGCCCGGATGCCCCGCCGCCGCCGCCGAACCTAGAGCTCCCGCCAGTAAAAGCGGTGGATGAGCCGCTGCCTCGGCCTGCTCCAGATGCTCCGCCGTACCAGGCCTCTTGGCCGTTGGTATTTTCCGTTCCGGATTTTCCAGCGCCGCCAAAGCCGACGTTGTCTTGCGCCGTCGCGATGCAAGGTGCGCCGCCGACAATCGAGTTTGCTCCTGCTCCGATGCCGTTCCCGCCGCGGCCGCCGCCGCTTCCGCCGTCATGCTCTGAAGACGAGTTCGCTCGACCGCCGCCGCCTGCGCCCGCGAAAAGAAACACGATGCCATTCGCGCCGATCATCGTTGTCGCGCTCGCGGGCATCCCGCCGATCGTGCCGGCGACGAGAGTGTCAGCGGCGTTGGTGCGCGATGCGCCCGCGCCGCCCGCGCCGCCCGCAGGGATCGTGAAAGTGATCGGAAGTCCTGCGATGATTTGAGCTCGAGAAATCAAGCGTTCGTCAAAAGCACCGCCGCCGGCGCCAGCGCCGCCAATTCCTGCGTTGACGCCGCCGCCAGCACTTCCGCCGCCGCCGCCGCCGCCCGGGCCGATGGCGACACCGCGAAATAGATCGCCGTCGGGAACATCGTTTTCGTCCGTCCAGACTGTATCGGCCGTTATGACGGTGCGCGAATTGTAGCCATCATCCGTTCCGGTCGCCACCGCGAATATGCCAGTCGGGCCGGTCGGTCCCGTGCCGCCGGTCGGGCCGGTCGGTCCCGTGCTACCCGTGCCGCCGGTCGGGCCGGCTGCTCCAGCAGCGCCCGCCGGACCTTCCGGGCCCGTAGCTCCATCGATGCCCGCCGGGCCCGTAGCACCCGCAACTCCGGCGCCCGTCGCGCCGTCGGCGCCGCTCGGTCCGCGCGGACCCATGGGACCCGTCGAGCCGCGCTCGACGCGAATCCGCCGAGCCTCGATCACAGTCTCGACTTCGATCTCGCCGTTGATCGGGCGCCGTCGGAGAGTCATTTCAGCGCGTCCCTTCCAGCGTACCGCTTTTTACGACCAGAACTTTGGCCGACCGGATGACGCCCGGCGGCGGGCTATCGCCGACCGGGAACGGAGTGCGCGCGAAGTTGAGGCCCGCCTTCAAGCGTCGGACGCAGCGGAAGCCGTTCTGGACGTTCGCTCCAAAGGTCATCACTTCGTCATCGTCGACGCCCGCGACGAGCTCGATGTGACCGAAGCCGCCGCCCGTCGGGAACCACGCCAAGTCCCCGGGCTGGGGCGATTCCGTCGCGGGAAAGCGCCGTCCGAGTAGCACCGCGGACGCGATACGGACGCGCGGGACGGCAATCCAGCACGACGCCGCCGCCGCGCAGTAGGCGGCTGGGTAATTGATGCCGCATTCGGCCAGGTAATCTCGAATGATGCCGTCCGGGTCAACGTTCGCGCCCGTCTCGAGTACGCCAAGGTGCCGCTGAGCTCTGCGCACGGCCATCTGACGCTCGACCGGCTGGAGCGCCATCGCCATCGCCCATTGGGTCTCGGGTCCGGCATGGCCGTCAATCGTCAGCGGGACGCCGAGATGATTGACGAGAGCGCGCTGGACGGCTCTGATCTCGGCGCTCATACGAAGATTGAGAGCAGCGCATCAATCAACTTACCGGCCTGTCCGGCATGCTGGGGGGCCAGCGCAGCGAGCGCGCCCGCGGCGACGGCGCCGAGCGTCCGAGCGGTCGCGAGCTTCTTCGAGCTCGTTACCGTTTGGCTCAGCACAGCTCGCACGTCCTTCGTCAGCAAGTCGACCTTACCTTCGAGCTGCCCGACGCGGCGCGCGAGCGACTGGGGCTCAGAGTCGACCACTTCGACGCGCTGCGAAGGCAGAGTCGACTCTTCAGGGACTTCATCATATCGTTGCATCGCAATCACACTTCCAAAAAGGTATCGTTGTCGAGCACGTTCGCCAGCGTGTTTGAAACGAATAGAAATTGCCCTAGGCGATTCGTCACGGCTGACGCCGCGAGAGTTTCCAAACGAAAGCCGCAATTCAGCGCGACGGTCGGAATGCCCGTCGAGATCGTGGCAATGAGAGTGTTGTCGACGCGGAACTCATAAGTCCCTGCCGACGGCGAGTAGATCGTTAGTAGGTTGCCAACGGTGTCAGCCGGGACCGCAACAGCGCTCACTACGGGCGATCCGACGCTCGCGATGCGCGCGATGGCTTGATAATTCGGAGATACGGCCGAGTCATAGTAAATCCCGAGATTGTTCACCGCGGCGCTCGGCTCTTCGCTGAAGTCCGCTTGCAAGCCGAAGAAGAAGCGTTTCGTCGCTACCGACGAATTGAAATTCACCGCGGCTTGCAGCACTCCGACGTCGCCAGCGACCATGACGCCGCGCGCCTCGGTATCGCCCAGCACGAGTGAGCTTCTATGGCCGCTCGTGTTCGTCGTAACGAGACTGAATCGACTCGTGCTCGAGAGTCCAAATCCCGCGCGAGCAATGGCAGGTGTGCCAGTTCCGAGCAAGTTCCAGCCGAGAGCTCCGATGCCGACGGTCGCGCCAGCGCCGGGCCCGGTGCAGAATGCATCCTGCATCAGGACCTTGCGCGGGCGCGGCCGGACTTGCAGCTGGTTGCTGGCGTTGACCGTCAATCCCAGGCCGCGGAGCATCGGCGCGAGCGCCGCCGCGTGCCCGGCTGACGGCGCGCCGAGCGTCACGACAGTCCGAGTTCCGTCATCGGCGGCCGTGAATCCCGAGCCAAATTGGAGTTGCTTCCGGCGTGTCAGCGCCGTTCCTGCAGAGTTTAGGATCTCGCGGATCCCCTGAATTCCAGAAATCCAAGCCGGCATTAGAGCACCCGTCCCGTCAATTCAAAACGGCCGTGAACGAAGTCGACGAGCCAAGTGCGCGACGCGCCGGCCGCTGGAAAACCGAAGCGCATGACGAAAGCACAATCGGTCGTCATGGCGGGCAAGTCGCCCGCGTCGGCGACGACCGCCGCAGCGCCGTTGATCGAGAGCGAGACGACGCTCAAGCCGTCCGAAACCAAATCGAGCTGATACCAAGTATCCGCGACGACTGGCACGCCGGTATCGGTGAAAACTGCCGAAGCCCCGTCGTGCGCTCGCAAGCGCCAATTGGCGCTAACCGACGGCTGGAAGACTGCAGTAATCGCCGCACTCGACCCGCCGACGGCATGGGCTGAATCGTTGTCGAGCCCGATCTCGAAATTCATTCCCGACGCGATATTGCCGGTTCGGACGCGAACGGTCGAGCGACGGAAGCTAGCCATTTCGCCGAGCGTGTTTCCGACGCCGCTGATGACGCCTTTACTGAGCAGATTTGAGCTGACGGTGCCGGCGGCGTGGTTGACTTCCAGAATTCCGAAAGTCGTTCCGTCGAGCAGCGTCGAGTTGCCAGAATTTGAGAACGTCGCAGCATTCGTACCGAAGAGCTGCCAAAGGGTGTCGGCTAGGAAGGTGCTGCTGCCCGCGGTCCCGCCTGAAACGAAGTCATCGAAGAACTCCGACCGCGCCCACGGCGCGTCATCAAAGCGCTGCTTCATGTACTCGACGCGGTCCGCGATCGGCTTGACCATTGCTTGCAGCGCGTCGCTGTTCGCATATTCGCCGTCGAGCGGGACTGGGATGACTGCGGTATATTCGGCGGTTACGCCGCTGGCGATATCAACTGGCATAGTTTCTCAGCTAAAATAGACCGGGTCGGGGTAGGTGCGGATCGAGCCGCGGATGCGAACCGTCCCGCTCGCGTCAGCAAGCGGAAAGTGATACTCCCAAGGAATCCACTGGATCGGCTTGTTGCGAGCGACGATCGATCGGAGCGTTCCGAAGTATTGCTCGCTCCCGCCGAAAGGTCCGAGCACGTCAAGCCCGACGCGATGCGCGCCCCAGGATAGTCCGGGTCCGATCAGGGGCGAGTTTTCAATTTGCACCTTGAAGCGAGACCAATATTGCAAAGGAACAAGCGTTAGCGAGCACGCCGCCCAGCGCGCCGCGTTCGCGAGCGTTGCCGTCCACGTCCCGCCGCTACCTGCCGCGGCTCTCGCTCCAGTCGTGACGCTCAGTCCGCCGCCGTTGCCCGTCGCCGAATTGTTGTCGCCGCGTTCGCTAATGCCCGCGAGCTCGGCGTTCGCTTGGCCTGAAATGTTCGCGCCCGACACATCTGCGCCGTTCGCGACGATCAGGATCATGAGGCTCTGGGGCAGCTCGGCGTTTGAAGCATCGCAACTAACAGCAGTGACGTCCGCGTCAGCCGACGTTGCGATCGAGGCGTCAATCGACGAGAGCTCCGCGCCGTTTACAACGATGACTCGGCCCATCGTGTGATCGCCCGCGTCTTCGAGAGTGACGGTCGTCAATCCAAGCGACATTTCGCGCCAGAAAATCTGCAAGCGAGTGCCGTCGCCGCCCGGGGCGCCAACGCCAACCGAAACGATTTCGTCCCAACCCTCAGGCGCTGTGATCGGCTCGTTCGCCGTTTCGACCGCGAGCAAGAGAAGATCGCCCGGGAGCGCTGCCGAAGTGATCGAGATGGCTTGCGACCCGGTCGCCGCGCCCATCGTGCCGGCCGTGACGACGACGGGCGTCAAGTCTTCGTCGCCCGGGACGATGACTGTCGCATCATAGCCCGCGCGCACGAGCTCGCTCTCAAGTGCCGCCTTCGCGCCGCCCGAGTAGTGGTCCCATTTTCGGCGGAGCTGCGTCACCAGCGACGCATGCGTCTCGCCCGGGTAGAGGGGCAAGTGCGCCTCTTGACCGAGCAGCTGGATTGCGGCGAGGGGTTGCTCGTCACCTTCGTCAGGTGTCCGGGGATTGACGTCGTAGAGCATGCGCGCGCGCACGAGCGTCGCGGTCGCCTCGACAATCATGTCGTTGATCGCGCCGAAGACGCATCCGATAAAGGCCTGGCCGTTCGGCCCGCTGAGGCGCGGGATTCCAAAACTTTCAATCAGTTCCAGCTGATTGGCCGGGTATGCCACCGGCTAACCGTAGCACAATCGGCCGGCTGCGGCTACCTTACTCGGCCAGCCCGGCGGCGAATCGGGCGACGTCGTTCGAGGCGCTGCTGGCCTGGGCGAAGAGCCTCTCGGCCCATTGGATGCCCTCCCAGCGAGCCTTGCTCAGCGGTCGCCAGGTGGTGTGCTCAGTTAGGAGCGCTTCGGGCTGGATCGATTCGCTCTGGATTTCCGTCGTTCTCGTCGTCGCGTTCATACTCAGAGTGATCGGAAGTTTTGATGAAGTCGAGAGCGTCAATGCAGGTCTCGACGAGATTTTCGTAGGACGCAACAATACATGTATGCCGCCAAGCCGCTGCTTCGCCGTAGACATCCGACTCGGTCACCACGAGCGCGCCGCGTGCGATGGCCGGCGCGACGCGGAACGTCTCGAAGACGCCCGGCTCATAGTAATGCAGATTGAGCACGAGCTTTGATCTGGACTGCAGCGCTGCGAGCTCTGCACCGAAGACCGGTGCCGCGGGGCCGACGACACAGACTGACGCGCCGCGCTCTTTGAGCGCGTGAAGGACGCGGGCGCGGCGCGAGTTGATCGAGCCTGCGAAGAGCACATCGATCGGCGCCTCTGCGTCGCATGAGTCGTCTTTCGGCGGCTCGCAGCGCGGCGGAAGGGGAATGTCTCCGAAGCGCCGCGCGTTTGCGCGCGAGTAGTTCAACCATGGCCGACGAAGCGCTGCCCGAGCCCGCTCGCTCGGTTCGCGGTGCGGACCGTCGGCGAGAACGTTCTCCGTTTCGTACGGCATGACGTGCGGCGCGCGCGCCATCTTGCCCCAAGTCTCGGGACACCGCGCGACGCCGAAGATGATCTCAGTGCGACCAGTCGCGGGCGCCCAGTCTGCTGGGGTAACGGTCCGGATAATGTCGCCCGGCTCGCTCAGGTAGGGAAGAGCATCGAGATAACACTCGTGCCAAGGGTGCGCGAGCACCGTCCAGACTCGAGCGCCGGTCATTCTTCGCCCCAAGCTGGATCGGGTAGGCTCGGCGGGGGGTCCTCATCAATGAAGTAGGTTGGGCCTTCGCCTGCGACCGGGATGGGCGAACCTTTCTCGTCAAAAAACAGCGCGTGCATTAAATTGTCAACGTTACCGCGGTAAATTACAACCCGAAGCTTCACGCGCCCACCTGCACGATCGTCCAAGCAATCGTCCCTTCCAAAACCTTAGTGTTTAGTGGCACGCTGATTGCGGTCGCGGGCGTCGAGAGCGTCAAACTGACGCGCTCGTCGAATGCCAGCGCCGCGTCAATCTGGCTCAACTCAATCGTATTGATCGGGCCCGGAGAAAGGTCGAAGCCGCCGATCGGGATCGTCGTCAGGAACGCACGCCAGAGATCGTCGAGCCGGGTGATTGCTTCTTCTTCGGTAATGCCGCTGACGTAGGCCGTCGCCGCGATGTCTTGTGTCGTCGTCGGCGCAGCGATCGCTTTCACCAGTTTTTCGTCTGCGTCCACGCTGTTGCCGAACATTTGGTCGTCGAGCACTACTTGCGCGGCCGTCACGTCGTCGACGCCAGCGGTCGCGTTCTCGCCTGCCAAGTAAATATCTGCCGTTCCCGGGCCGCGCGGGTTCTCATCGTCGAAGCCGACGCGGAAGATACCAGGAACGGCGGTCCGAATCCGATTCGTGATCCCGGCGCGAATCGACTCGGCGCGCAGCGTGCCCCATTTCGCCGTTGCGCGCTCGGCATACTGTGGATCAGCTTCAGGGTCGGCGCCGACCGTCGTGAAAGTCCCATCGAACTCGGCCACAACGCCCGCTAACGGCGTCGTCAACTCGAGCGTCTGGGCAACGACGTTGCCCGCTGAGCCCGGAGCGCTGGCCTGAAATTGGACCGTCGTTGTTGCTGCCGTCGAGACCGTCGCGCCGAGAACGTTAGCGAACGTCTCGCCGTTGGACGCTCGCAGGATGATCTCTTGCGCGGCTTTCACGTGCGTCACGGTACCGGAGTTGACGAGATCGACGTCGAAGACTGCGGCGACCGCGGGATTTCGAGTCTCCTGGTAGTTGCTCTGCAACAGCGCGTCGAGAAACGCATCGACCGACGTCGCGACGAAGAGCATCTTCGCCAGCGTGGCAACCGGCTCGGACTGCGCCACGCCCAAAGCCGCGCCGACTTCGACGATCATGCGCGCTCCAGCTTCATCCTGCCAGGCTTCGACCGGGAAGCCTGCATCGGTCAAGAGCTCCAAGATGAGCTCGCGAACGGAGTCCCGAGTCAGCGGCGTTTGAATTTCGGCTAGCGATAGCGGCATTATTACTCCACAACTTCGACACTGGCCGCGAGAACACCTGCGACCGCGTCAACCTGCAACGTCAGCGTGACCTTAGCCGGATCGTTCGTCAAGGTCGGGTCAATCTGGATCGTTACTTCGCTGCCTAGCTTCGTCACGGTCACGACCGCGCTTTCGACGCGCTCTTCCTTCGCGACTTCAGCTTCGATGGCGATCCGAATTTCCTCTTCCGAGGCGTCGCGGTGCAAGTAGGCGCGGATGTCCGTGCCGCGGTGGGGCGCCCACCAGAGCACACCCGGCCCATGCAGCAACGAGCACATGATCGCCTCGCCAGCGGCCTGACCGGGCGACGTTGCATAGGAGATGAAGGCGTCAAAGTCTTCGACGCCGCCGATGTCAGTGCCGAGTGCTGCCATGAAAATCAATCACCTTCTGCGAAAATCATTCACGCGGTGTGCAGAATCTCAGCCGCGACTGGCTCCAGCGGGCCGATGGGCGATGCCGGCGGCGCGGTCGGAGCGGGGGCGCCCGGACCGGGCGAGTGTAGGTGAGTGTGTGCGTCAAACGCCGCCTGAATCGCGTCCAGCCGAGCGCTGACGAGCGCCGCCAGCGCGACCGCCTCGCTCCCGCCGATGTTGACTCGGATCACCTGCCCAGGATGCCATAGAGCAGCGTACGGCGCCCGTGAGTCGCCGCCGTCGAAGGCTAGCAGCACGCGCTCGCCCGCAGCGACTTCGACGGTGCAGCCGGGCAAGCCGTGGCGGATCGGAACGGACTGGAGCCCGTCCGCGCGGAGTCGCGCGTCGTCTGGCATTAGGTCCAATGTTCCGTCGGCCGCCTGACTGACGACGGCGGCCGTGTAGGTTCCGAGATAGAGCGCGTCCCGAGTCATCCAGCGGATCAGTCGCTCGAGAGCTCCGCGGAGCCGCGCGCGCTGCTCGGTGTAATATCGGCAGCGTAGTGGCTGTTCGGCCGAGTATTCGTAAAGGACGTCGCCGACCTGATCGTCGCCGACGAGCGTCCCGGGCAGCACGACGGCGAACTCCGGAGCGATCTCGACGATGCCGCGCGCCGCGTCGCGCGAGACTTCGACGGCATCCGGCTCGACCGCCGTCGGCGCTTCAGCGCGGATGCGCAGCGAGCCATCAGGATTGACCCGCCAATTAACGCCGAGCATCGTCGCGAGCGATTGCGTCGCTTCGCCGGCGGTCGTTCCTTTGCGCGTCCAGAAAGGGAGCGCGGTCGTCGCGCTGGCATCGGGCGCGAGCTCAAGATCGGCGAGCACCGTCCCGACGGTCGTCGTCTTGTAATGCTTCAGCGCAACGGGCGCGCTCCAGTCGAGTTCGCCGCCTGTCAATCGGACGCGCAGCCGCTCGGCGAAGATTGACGCGCGCACAACCCGCCCCGTCAGCTCAAGCTCCAGTAGCTTCAGCGAAACGACCTGATCAACTTCGAGCTCGACGTCCGAGCCAACCTGCACTTCAGCGCTCCAAGCGCCGTTCAGCGGCAAGTGAAGCGAGAGCTCCAGCACAGGTTCGGAGTTGAGTGACGCGCTCATCTAACAGGCCCGTCGCAGAGATTGTTGGCCGTTTGGCCCGAGCGGCTGCGCCGGAAGCGATACTTGACGCACCCTGAACATTCGCAATGAAGCGTCCACGGCAACCAGCCGAACGTTCCGCTTTTCGGGTCGGGAAATTCGCGGGTGCAGATCATTGATTCGTGAAAACGTTGACCGGTTCAATCCCGGGCGGCAGGGTGTTTTGCTGCTTCGCCTTCGTCTTCGCAGGGTCGACCGTCCCGGGAGTCCACTCTTGGAGCTTAATCGAGACGTGCCGGCCTTCGCGCGCGTCCGGCTTGCCGATCTTGGAGCGCTTCAGAATGACCGTATTGATCCCGAGCCGATTCGCCTGGTGGTTCAGAATGTCGAGCGGCGGCGAGTTTCCGTTCTTCGCCTTCGCGCGCAGAATCGGAACGACGTCCCGGAAGAAGGCTTCTTCTTCGTCCGGCATGACGATAAATTCGACGTCGATCTCCGCCGGTTTGATTCCTAGGAACTTCGGCCGGGCTGCGTTGTGACCCTTCCGTCGCTGAGTGTCGAACTCGTTTTCGAGCTCGATCTCAACGTCCGCAACTTCGCTGACGAGCACGAGCCCTTTCGGCCCGCCCAGAATGAGAACAGTTTCCTTATAGGGATCAGCGTAGAAAGGGATCGTTGCGACCATGATCAGGCTCCTACGCCTTCGAGATGTCGCTCGAGCAGCGCGACGAAGTCGGTCTCGAAGTAGCTCCGAATTGCCGGGACGGCCTGCTCTCCGCCGCCTTGCAGCTGGATGACGACCGAGATGTCGCCGATGGTCGCGCGCCCGCCAGATGACGCAGCGGCGCTCGCCGCGCCCGCGAGCTCGCCCGCGCGCGCCAGCGATGCCGTCGGCGGCGGCACGAGCGCTTTTTCTGCGGCCATGACGCTGCCGTCGGCGAGCTCAGTCGCGGCGCTGAAGGCGAGTTGCTGGTCGGCTTCGATGCCGCGCGCGACGCCCGCGTCGAGCATCTGGCCTTGCTCATGCATGAGCGTCGACGGCGAACGGATACCCGCGGCCGCGGCGGAAGCGTCGACCGTGCCGGCGGCCATGGCTGCGGCGGCGGCGGCCGGACCGTTCGCGGCGTTCGCAATGCCGTTCGCCAAGCCGGCCGCAAACTGAGACCCTTGCTCTTCGCCGCTCGAGAAGAGATTGTCCCAAATTATGCCACCGAGCTGAACCAAGCCGCGAGTGTCGCCGGTGATTGACATTGCCGAGTCGCGCGTTGACTTCGACGTCGTGCTCATGATGTCAGCGGCGCCGCCCGCCGCGTCGCCGGTGACGAGCTTGAAGAGCCCAGACAAGAGATTGAACTTATCGGCAACAGCGCCGAGCACCGTCGCGATCTTGTTGATCGAGTCGATGAAGCCGGGCAGTTTCGGCCCGATTTGCTCGAGCATCGACCCAACAGACTTGATCGCGTTCGTCAGCGCGTCGGTCAGCGTCGTGGCTTGCGCGCCGCCGACGCCTTTCAGGATCGCGTTTAGGCCTCGCACGAGATCGGGCTCCGCGCGCTCGACGGAGGTGCGGAATGCTTCTTCCAGCGTCGCGCCGATCTTGCCTGCGACGCCGCCCGCGGTCGAAGCGGCGGCTTTCTCACCAGCTTCGCCCAGCTTCGAAGAGCCTGCGGTCATCAGAATTGACTCCGCCACGGCGTTCAAAGCATCGCCGGACTTCAGCTGTCCGGCCTTTTGCATTTTGATAATCTGTTCGCGCGTCTTACCGAGCCGGCGGCCCAGATTGTCGTAAACCTTCGCGATGTTGATCCCGTTCTCAGCGAGCACGATCAACTCTTCGCCTTGCAGCTTCCCTTTCGTTTGGATCTGCCCGATTTGAAGCATCGAGCGCTCAACCTGCTCCGCGCTCATGCCGATCGCGCGCATGTCGCCCATCATTTTGAGCAACGCGACGCGCTGGCCCGCGCTGAAATCGAACGCGGCGAACTGGCGCAGCTGGTCGAGCGTCGTCGCAATCGAGAGCCCGTAGTCTTTGGCGAACTTCGTCCCGGTTTTGATCTCGGCGTCGGCGAGCTCGGCCGAGCCGAGCATGCCTTTAAAAGCCATCTTCATCCGGCCGACGTGATCGGCGGTAGTGAAGACGCTCTGACCGAGCCCGATCATGCCGCGGATGCCCATCTCGATCCCGCGCGCAGCGAGATTGCCGAGCGTCACACCCATGATGCCGAGCTGTGACGACGCTTTGCGAGCGCCGCCCGCGAGCGCGTGCTGGGCGCGCGCAGCCCGCAGCGCGCTGGACGCGAGCCTCTCGGCGCCGCGCGCGGCCTTGATCTGAGCGGCGTCGCCTGAGCGGAGCGCCTTGTCTCCGACGATTGCTGCGCGCGCGACGTTCCGGAGCGCAGCTTCAACGCGCTTGGCGGGCGTCGTCGCGCGGTCGATGACTTCGATCGTGTAGATATCAGCCACGGCGTCGGAGTCCTTTCATGAGGCCTTCAAGCAATCGGAAAGTCCCGCGCGTAACGTTGAACCATTCAGCGACGGTCAGAGCGCCAGCAAACTGGGCGGGTGTCGGCGCGCCGCCGGCGTAGGCCTTGAAGGCGAGCAGGTTCTCGGCCATGCGCCCCAGGTTCGTCTCGGCCGCGCGCCATTTGCGGATCGCTAGGCGAACGTCTTCTTTCGCGGCGTCGTTCGCCTTCCGGAAGAGCGCCGGCACGATCTTGTCAACCGCCAGCGGGAACTCTTCCGAAAGCGCCGCCCAGTCACCTTCGACGCAGCACGCCAAGCAGAGCGCGTCCGAGTGCGCGAGTTTCTCTTCAGAGGCGTCGCGAATCGCGGCGAGATAATTCTCGCTCTCGGAGCTCGTCGGCAGGCGGAACGCGAGCGAACGATCGCCGACTTTGACCGTCAGTCGACCGCTCACCACAGCTCAGCACTCTTCGATCTGGACGTTCCCGTGCGCCATCCGAACGAGCACGTCGAAGACGCCTAACGCCTCGTCGCCGCCGCCGGCGAACGCGAGCGGATAGTCCGCGGACAGCTGATCGAAGTCTTCGCGGCCGAAGACGCAAACGAACTTGCAAGCGTTGATCAACAGGTCGACAGCGAGCTCAGGCGACTTCGTCGTCGAGCGCTTCACGTCTTGGATCTTCGCCTTGTCAAGAGGCTTGAATGCGAGCGTCTTGCCGTCGAGTTCAATCTTGACGAAACGCTTGTATTTGGCTTTCAGCTCGGCTGCTTGTTCTGGGGTCATTGCTTCCCTGCTTTCGTGTCAATCTCCGCCGTCAATCAGCGGACGAAATCTCGCCCGTTGATCTTCATATGCATGAAGTTGAACGGGAGCTCGAGTCCGAGCGCGTCGGAGCCGCTCTCGAAGTTCGCGGCGAAGCCGCTGAGCGTGCAACTCTGGAGCTCAAAAGAGTCGGTATCGCCGTTCGCGTTCGCCAGCGTCACGTCAACCGTGAAGAGAGCTGCGCTAGGCTCGTCGCCGAGCGCTGAGTAGAACTGCATTGCTTCCTTCAGGTCGCTGAACGTGATCGTTCCTTCGCCGAGCTGAACCTGGCCGCGCGCGCGCTTCAGCGGCTTGGCGAGCGTGCCGTAGACAACGCCGCGTTCGATGTCCTGAGAGAACGAGATATTGCTGATGCCAGTGAATTGCGTATCTTCCAGCTTGATAATCGCGTGCTGGAACGAATAGGCATAGTTCTCGAGATCGACGGCCATTTTACGGACCTTTCAAAGCAGATTGACGAGATTCTGAGCGATGCTCAGGCCCGCTTGGAGAATTGATTTCGGCGAGAGAACGAAGTCGACGCCGTCGACCTTCATTTGCAAGAACGTGAACGGATACGTCATGCCGAGCGCATCGCCGCCTGCCTGATGCTCGATGTTGAAAGTCTGCAACCGGCACGACTTGCACTCGATCGAGCGGAAGCTTCCGTCAGGCTTCGCGAGCGCATAGTCGAGCGCCCAGATCTTCATGAAAGGCTCATCGCCAAGCGCCCGGAAGAAGTCGATCGCTTCGCCCATATCGGCGAAAGTCAGCTGGCCGCGGCCGGCCTGCAACTGACCGACGCTACGCTTCATCGGGCGCGCGTCGGTCCCATACACGTAGCCTTCGGTCAGCTCTTGACTGATGCTGACACCCGAGACGTCCGTGAATTGCCGCTCGTCGATCTGCACGATAGCGTGCGAGAACGAATAGGCGAACTGCTGCAGGTCAACGGCCATATTTACGTCGAGAGCTTGAAACTGAGCGTGGCGGTCAGAGTCTTGAGGTAACCTCTTGGGACGATGGCGACCGTCGCGATCAGCGTCTTGGTGCTGAGCACGTTGTTCGTCCGATCGACCTGGTATCGAATATCGCTGACGTGCCCGATCGTCCCGTCAATCGCCGTCGGGCCGATGCCGCGGATCGCTGAGCCGATGACGTTGTCGAGTGCGCGCTGAACCTTCTTCTCGATCGCCTGGGCGGAGAACTCGGTCAAACTGCCGGTGCCGTCGCTCTTCGCGATGACCGAGCTCGAGATCAGCAGACTGTGCTGTTGACTGACAACCTTGCAAGCCTGATCCATGATGCGGCCGTGTTGCCAGAACTCGAAATCCGAACCGGCGCCGCTGGCCAGATTGCAGTTCGTCAGGAAGAAGCCGATCAGATTCGGGTAGGTCCTGAGCGTGCCGTGCTTCGCGTCATTCAGGCCGGCGTTCTCAGTGAACTCGTCGTGAGAGATCGCGACGCAGCCGGGAATCGCGCCGACGCTCGCCGCGCCGCTCGTTTGGGCAAGGTCGGTCGAGATGACGTTCCCGGCCGCGCGCATCGCCGCGAAGTGTGCTGCGGGCATGAGCGGCAGGGCGCGCCCCGGCATCGAGAACACCGGCGCAGCTCTGAAGCCGCCGAAGACGTGCGCGATGCGAGAGTCGACGTAGCCGGCCCATTCAGCGAGCGCGTCGGCGGCTGAGTCGTCGCCGTCGGACATGATCAGGCGGTAGGGCCGATCGTAGGTCGAGAAGAGCGCGGCGAGCCGGGTCGTCAAAGTTGACGCGAGCGTGTTTTGCTCGTTCGCAGTTCCGCCGTGTCCGGCCATGACCAGGAAATCAAACGGGAGCAGCGAGCCAGGATTCGCTTCGAGCGCGTCAAACGCTGTCCCGAGATTGGCTGCGCTCGGGCGCGCGCACTTCGCGACGCTCGCATAGGTTGCGCCCGCGACGTAGGGAGCGGTCGTGCCGGTCTCGAAATGGGCGATGACTCCTGAGTCGCCGATGGCGACCGTGGCGCCGGCTGCCGTAATTGGGCTCGCAGAATTGCCGCCGTCAAGCGAGTAGGTGAACTTCGTCTGACCGACTGTGCCGCCGGTCGTAATCGTGAAAAGCAGTTCGTAATCGTTCTTCGGCGCGCCGTCCGCAATCGCGAGATTGATCTCGTTGTCGACGCCGGCGCCGGAGCTTGAAGCGAGCTCGCTCGTTGATGCGTCGTCGTAAGTCGCCGCCGTGTCCGAGCTGGTTCGAACGACGACGACCGGGCCGCCCGCATGGTCGAGAATGTAGCCTACCGCGTCAATCAACGGGCCGTGCAGGCCGAAAGTGTCTTTCAGCTGGCGCTGATTGCTGATCAGCGTCGGCGTATTGAGCGGGCCGCTCGACGCGACGCCGAAGACGCAGGCGCGCGAGCTCGCGGGCGTCGTGACACCGAGACCGCCATCGAGAACCGAATTTGAAACGCCGGGTAGGGCCATGTATGCTCCTGTAGTCCTATAGCACGAAATGTGAGCGGCGCCATGCGGCCCGCCGGTTAGGGTTGATCGAGCGAGACGGTAACGCCCGCAAGATTGACGTCCGCTTCCGTCGCCGCGACCGCGACCGAATGGGTGCGCGCGGTCGGGAGGCTCCGAAGGTCGAGCCTCAGATTCAGCTTAATGGCCGGTTGCCTGACGCGATGCGCGCCGCCTTCGCTCGAGTCGCCGCCGGCCCATTCGTAGGTCAGCGGCAGACCGTTCGGCCCGATGACTTGGAAGAGCGCGTCAAGAAAAGCGTCGAAGAGCGTGTCCAGCGCGGTCTCATCGACGGCGCGGAGCGTCACCTCGATCTGCTCTTTGCGCGTCCAGACCTGCACGGCGCGCGTCGCAACGCCGCTGACGGGCGTCCCGAGCCGGACGCGCCCGGGCGACGCCGCCGCGACAACTTCGCCGCTCGTGCGGACGAAAATGATCCGGCGCAAGCCGGCTTGCTTCCGGAGCTCGAGCTTCCCTGCTTCAATCGCGACACTCTCGTCGTCGAGCGCATCGTCGATCAGCGTCGCGAAGTCTTCGAGTCGACTCATCTCAAGTGCTCCAACGCAAGCTTGACAACCTTGTTGATCTCATTGCGCCAGCGCGTCGAGAGCGTCCGGTCGGGAACCATCTTGCGCGATTGCATTTTCCGCGTCCCTTTTTGGTGGAAAAGAGGGTACGGGCGACCTTGCTCGCTGGTCGTCGCATTCGCGATCGTGACGCGCGGCCCAACGACGCTGACGACGAAAGCCTTCGCCATCTTGCCCGTCAGCCGAAGCAGCGGCCATGCGCCGGTCGGAGGCTTCCGCGGCGCCCAGGCCTGACCGCCTGGCGCCTGCTCATCGCGGAAGCCTTCCGCAATGAGCGATTCAAATCTCCCTTTGATCGCCATGCGCGCGACGCGGCCGCCTTCGCCAGAGCCAAGCGACTTCAGCTTGTGATCGATCGCTAGTGCCTGGGGCGTCGAGCGGAACATGACTCCGGATCTCCTGGCCACGGTCCGCCTCTCAGCAGTCGTCGTCAATGTCGCGGAAGCGATCCGTCGACGTCCGCGCGCGCGAGCGCACGACAGGCCGCCCGTCGTGAACGGTCGGCGTCGCGTCGGCAGCAACGTCCAGACTCACTTTTCCGGCCGCAATCTCACGGAGCCACATGATCGCGTCATCATATTGCATCCGGAATGTGACGTCGGCCGGCTCGTTCGCGTCGAAGCCGCGCGCACAGATGATCGTGTACGCCGCAAGTTGTAGCGTTACCATTTTGATCTCGTCCGGATACGGCGCCGAAAGCGGCAGTCGGTATCGCCCCCGAAGATAGGTGTCAACCTTGCCCGATGCCTGGATGAGATGATCTTCCGGATCGATTCCCATGGCCGTTACGCCCGCAAGCGCCGCCGTCGGAATTTGCAGGCTGATCAGCTCAGCTTCGGTGGCGTATTGAGCCACTTAGCTGCTCGCGAGCTCGCGCTTCAGCTCCTGCGCCGGGGCGAGCTTTGGCGGAACGCACTGGCCAAACTGCTCGCCGATCTTCTGGATCTCTTCCAGCGTGACGCCGAGCTCGAGCAGCGCCGCGACGGGATCGATCTTCCGCCCGATAGTATCTTGCACGAAACTCTTCGCGGCGGCGACGTCATCGAAGTACGGCTCGACGACGGCAACCTTGCAGGCGAACGCGCGCGCAGCGCGCTCCGCGGATTCGAGCTTCTTCTCGGCGCCGGCGCAACCGACGGCCAGAACGGCGGAAAAGATGATCAGGGATAGCTTTTTCACGGTCCTCCAAAAAAGTTGGGCGCGAACTGACGTGCAGGGGTGTCAGTCCGCGCCCGGCGGCCCGCCATCAGCGGGCCGCGCGCGCCGAAGCGCGGTCTAAGATCAGGCGCCGACTTCTTCGGTCAGCAGCGTCTCGCGGCCGTCCGGAGTCGTTCCGGTGGCGTGGTAAGCAAGGAAGAACGGGCCATAGCCGCAAGCGCCCCGGGCGTCAGCGCCCCAGACGAACTCGTCGAGCCAAAACACGTTGTCGTCCGTGACCGCCGTCTTGCTGACGAGATCAGGCTGTTTGCGTTGCTGCATGATCAGCGCCTTGACGCCCGCGGACACGTCGAAGGCATACCAACCTGCCGTCGAAGGCAGCTCGGGAATGCAGATCCAGTTCGCTTCGCCCTTCAAGATGTTGTCTTCGCCGCCCGCGACAAGCGAGCGCCCAAACATCATCTTCAACGCGCGCTCGTAACCGCCAGCCGCGGGCGCGACAATCAAGGTCGGATTGACGCCGAGATGACGGCCGTCTTCGCCCTTGTAATTCCGCATCCGCTCTTTGACGGTGTTCCAGCCCGCGGGCGTCAGCTCTTCAGAGCCCTTGTTCGCGATGACGCCGCCGCCGAGATTGTGATTCGTCGCGTGAAAGAAGTCGATCCCGTCAAAGGCCAGGCCTTGCGCCGGAGCACTGGAGTCAACCAACGCAGCGGCGGCCGAGAGCGTCGCCGAGTCTCCGGCGAGCAGCGCTTGCAGGAAGAGCTGGTTCCACAGATACCCGGCGGCTCGCCCGAGCTCTTCCGAGCGCAGGTTGAAGATTCCGAGCTGATCGTCTTCGATGTCGTCGCGCGCAACGGCTAACGAAACTTCGAACTTGCGATTCGCGAGCGAGGCGGACTTGGTGCTCATGTTTTGCAGGACGCGCGGGCCGAACCACTCACGCATCTTGTTGAGGCGCGTCATCCACCCATAGGTGTTGATCGCGGTCGAGCTCGGCACGGTCGAGCAAACCTGGTTCCAATACTGGGGAGTATCGCGCCAAGCCTTGCGGTAGATCGTGCTGAAGCCGACCTGAAGATTCTGGATCAGAGGGACAGTGATTTGCATGATAGCTTCTCGAATTTCCTAGACCGCTTACGCGCCGGTCGGGCCAGTGGGTCCGGTCGGACCGGTTGCGCCGGTCGGGCCGAGCGCGCCGGAGGGCAGGGGCCACATCGTGAAAACGTGGACGCCGTATGAGTCGACGTCTTCGATGCGCCCGGCGACTGTATTCGCGCCGGTTGCGCCGCTGATGCCGACCGTCTGGTCGTCGACGACATAGGCGTTTTGGCCGCGGTGCGCGACCGTGATAGCCTCGTACGTGCCGCCGCTCACCCAGATGAAGGCGCCCGACTTGACTTTGACGCGCCGAGTGTTGCTCGTGCCGGTCAGAACATTCTCTTCGCAGCGCCCGACGACCTGGATCGTCAAGTCGCCGGCGGTCGCGCCCATCAGCTTGCCGTCGTCAAGATCGACGCCGACCAACTGTCCCTTGTAGAACTGCGTCGAGTCCTTCGCCAGGATGTGATGATACTGCGCGGCCGGGTGCGCGCGCTCTTTAGTGTCCCGGTTGTCGCTGAGGAATGCCATTATTCGTCGCTCCCGGCGCGCGCGTTGCGGCGGCGCTCTGCTGCGCGCTTCTGCTCTTCGGCGCGCTCTTTCTTGAATTCTTCGGCCGTGATGCCGAGTTGCTCGCAAACTTTGAGCTCTTCGGCGGTCAGCTCAGCCGCGGGCGCCGCTGCGGGCGCGATCACGGGAGCCGAAACAGCGGCGGATACGGCCGGCGCATCCGCCGCGTAGGCCTCCAGAACTTCTTTGCTCTGCTTCAGGGCCCAACTGCGGAGCGAAGGCGGGAGCTTGCCCGCTCGCTGGAGTTCGTCGACGCGCGCGGCGTGCGTCTCGGCATTGCGCGCGCTCGTGAGCACCGCGACCTGCGCACTGACGGCGGCGAGCTGCGTTGCGGTTTCCTTTGACGCTTCGAGTGCGCGATCGCGCTCGCTCGTCAGCGCCGCGACCTGATCGCGGAGCGCCTGTGCTTCAGTTTCGTTCATCTTTGATGCTCCGTTCGACCGAATATGGTCGACCATTCCGTGTGCTTTGGCGGTCTCGGCGAGAAAAGACTTCCCGCCGCCGTAGTTCTTCCGGACTTTTTCGGACGTCACACCGCGGCCCGTCGCGATCGCAGCCACGAAGAGATCGCTCGTCTCGTCGAGATACTCTCGGACCGTCGCTTTGCCCTCTTCGGTGCGGACGTCCGGGCGCTTGTGCGGCGCATCGGTGGACGTGATGTCGACGACGCGATCCGACAGATAAAAACTTGCTGCGACGCCGATGCTTCCGAACGCGCTCGAGACGCCGCGGGCCTCAATGCGTCCCGTCGCCGCAGCAATTGCATAGGCCGCGCTCTGGGCGGCTTCACACACGGCGAGCATTTTCTTGCCCGACGCGCGCGCCGCCTTGATCGAATCAAGGCAGCCGAACAGCCCAGCGACAGACCCGCCGCCAGAATTCACGTGCAGCTCGATCGTCTGAACGCGCGGATCTTTGACGGCGGCGGCCAGCGCGGCTTCGATGTCCGAGTAGGTCGTGTTGCCGTCGCCAAACAGCTCGGCGAAGAAGTCCGGCTTTTCTGTCAGGACGCCTTCAACGTCAATCCGAGCCGTCGAGCCAGCAACAGAAAGCGGGCTCGGCCGCCCGCGGCCGGCGTAGCTCGCCGCCTTCAAGAGAATCTCGGGCGCAGCATTCCGACGTGCGTCAATCAAGCGCGACGCGATCTCTTCGCTGCAAAGCCATCCGCTCATCGCGCGCTGCCTCGAGGGCGGCCGGGACCGCGCCGAACCTGAACGCCGAGCACCGCTTCAAGCGGGCTCGGTTCGTTCGCGGCGGGCTCGGGCGCGCGCGCGGTCGGCTCTTCCGTCGCCGACGTCTTCTCGACCGGACGCGCGCCCGATGCTCGCTGCGCCGACAGGCACAACGGATAGGTCATTCTACCGACGAACGGCATACTCAGCGCACATTAGCATACACGGGCCGACATGCAAGCCGGTCAATCATTCTGACCCAGCGGCCGAGAAGTTAGAGTTGACGAGTCTGTACGTTCGGGCGCGGGCGTACTGAACGAGCTCGACGTCGGAGATCTCGAGGCCCCATTTCTTGCCCTGACGCTTGATCCGAGTTGTCGCCAGCTTGACGACCGACCCGTCGAAGACCGCCTTCGACGGCAAATCGCGCACGAGCGCGCCGAGTTCGCCGGACGCGACGTCCTGGATGTTATTCCCGGGCTCAAAGACATTCAGGAAGTAGCGGCGCGCGTCGCTGACGCAATAGCTGATTTTCAGCTGCAGCAAAACAGTCTCGCCGCCCGCCGTCGTCAGCGATTGCGGATCGCATATACACGCGCTCGAGCGCCCGTCGACAATCTCGGCGACCTGGATCCCGAAGGGCCAATGAAACGTCAGCCCTGTTTTCATATCTTTTGAGGGCTTGCCGAGCGTCCGAATGAAACCGAGCTCTTCGGCGTTCAAAACCGCCCAGAATTTGAAAAACTTGGCGAAATCAACGAAGAGTCCAATAAGGCGGTCGATCATCGTTCCGCCTTTTGATCATCGAACGTAACGCATGCGCTCGCGCCGAGCCGCCGGCTGCGTCGGTAGTCTTCATCGAGCGCGCGGTCGCGCGAATACTCGGCGCAGAGCTGCACGCTCGACGGCGCGAAGGCCGGGACATGTGCGGCGCAGCCTGTCAGCAAAAACCAGAGACCGAAAACAATCGCGCAAAAAATCACTTGGAAGAGAACAGATTTCCAAGTGACTGCGTCGCCCGCGGCAAACGCCGCAACATGATCACTTCTTCGCCGGCCCGGGCTTTTTTTTCGTCTTTCCTGCTGCATTCCCTGCTCCTGCTGTTGCACCCGCTGCCTTCGCTTCAGCGCCGATCTTCGCTTGCTGCACGGCGAGCGGCTCGCCTTCTTCAAGTTCGAGTCCGAGGTCGCTCGCGACCGATTCCAGGTTTTTGACCTTGAATCCCGCTTCGCCGAGCGTCTTCAGCATGTTCGCGAATTGGAGTCTCGAGTTCTCCCAGACGCGGATCTCTTCTTCCGGAGCGACGTCCCAATAAGGGATCGGAACCGGGACTTCGCCGTAATTCAGGCCGAAGTACGGCGCGAGCAGCTGCGTCCGCAGGCAATGCGCGAGCTTGCGCGCGTCAGCTCGGGCCTTCTTCGGCAGCGCGCTGCCCTGCGTCTCGGCGGTCGCTCGGTTGCCGGCGCTGCCGACGGCTTCCGTCTGAGCGTTGCCGCCGAGGCACAAGATCTGGATCTTGCGGTCGGAGCGCTCGAGCTTCGCCTTGAAGGTTTCCCATGAAACCGTCTTGGGCTCGATCAGCTCCAACCCGTAACCGAAACCGTTTTCGTCCTGCGGCAGGCCAATCACGCCTTCGCTCTGGAGCTCGACGAGGTCTTCGATGAAGTTCGATTTCTCCTGCTCGTCGCGGTAGATCGGCATCTTCGCGCCCAGGATCGGGAGCCCGTGCTTCTGACAATACCTCTCCCAGTCGCCGAGTGTCAGCGCCTTCCCGAGCCAGAGCAGCGACAGCGGGCGCACGAGCCCTTTGAGCCAGCCGCGCTCGCCGCGCGTCAAAAGAACCCATTTCCCATCGCCCGGGGTAACGGTCAGCTGTCCCTCCTGAGCCTGGTACGTCCAGCGCTTGCCGCGCTCGGCGTGCGGATCGTATCGGAGATACTCGATCGGCAGCGCGCGGAGCCGCGGCTTCCAGCGGGCCGGATCGGACGTGTCCCAGTCGATCGTTCCGACGGCAACACCTTGGATCAGAAAATCAGCGAGCAGGTCGGCGAGCTCATCATCTGGCGCGATGTCCGGCCAGCATTCTTCGAGCTCGCGCTCTCTGGGCTTCAGCTTCTCCCGGTCGTCGGGCGGCTTGATCGCGAACTCGCTGGCAAGCGTCGCGTCGACTCTCGTGTCAATCGCGCCCGGGATCTCGTCATCTTCGAGCAGGGATTCAAACAACTGGCCGACGGGCGCGAACTCGCCGAGCCGATGTTGGAGCAGCGCCGAGCGAATTGACCTAATAGTCCAGGTCGGGCGAGGCGTCGTAGGCCACGGATTCACTATCCGCCGCAGGGCCGATACCGGGACTAGGCGCCCCGTCGTCGCGGGATACGTCGCCAGAGCCGTCGGCATTTCGCGCACCCGGCAAGCTTAGCGCACCTTCGTCCACCTGGCCAGCAGATCGGGCCAGGCTGAGCACGTCTACCCACATTTGGCCACATGGGCGGCACGCCCACTGCTGCGGGCGCTCCGGATCGTCCGGATAAAAAACGACTTCTGAGCCGCAATGATATCGCTTGCGGCAGATCGGACACTTGAAACGCTCAGCCGACCGGTAAATGCCTCTCAGTCGCACGTTACCTCAAAAAGCCGCTCAGTACGGGTGGCGCGTCGCGCGCGCGTCAAAGCGACATCGCAATTCTGCGCCGCGGACCAAATCTCAGTCCCGATGGGACATGTATACTCGGAGATTAAGACGCGCGAGCCTGCTTCGCTCCACTCCTTAGCGCGCTGATAGAAAGCCGCCGAGTCAAAACGAGGGATGGCGAGGTAAGGCGTTGTTCCCGCGTAGGGCGGATCAAGGTAGAGCAAAAATCCGCTTTGAGGCGCGACGTCAAAAAAAGAGCCTTCGCCGAAAATGTGCCCGGCCGCCAGCACGCGCGGCACGTCCCTAAGAAGAGCTCGACGTGCAGCGGCCGCGTAGTAACTGCAGTGATGCGGTGCATCGCGCGCATAACCAGCAAACCATTTCCCACCGAAGCTCACGCCGAATCCGCAGAAGGCTTTCATTGGATCCGAATCAGGCAAAACTTTCGCTCCGCGCCAAGTCTCTTCCGAGACGTCGCTCGGCGGATCCCAGCCGTCGCCGACGGCGCGATAGAGGGACATCAGCGGCGAGCAGAGATCAGAAAGAACGCCCGGGCCGGGAACGCGCACTGAAACTGCTAGCGAGCCGCAGAACGGTTCCCAGTAGAGTAAATCTCCGCGCCGCGCCGCGATTGACGCGGCGACCTTCTTACTGAGCTTCGATTTCCCGCCGAGATACTGCATCGTCAATCTTCTCCGCGGCCGCGGATCGTGGCCCCGTATCGTCGCGCCATCGCGAGCAGGCGATCCCGGTCGTCGCCCATCTTGGCGCCTTTGATGAAATTGTGAGCAAGGGCCGCGAGCGCGTCAACGATATCGTCGTGCGCGTCGCCTTCACCGGTGAAGGCTGCCGTCTCTTTCAGGAATGGCTCCAGCCAGCGCGGCGGCTCGATCGTCCCGTCCGGGCGCTTCCCGCTCGGCACGAGACATCGAAAGTTCGGGGCGTTCCAAAGCTGCTCGGCGACCGGCACGGCGCGCGCATACTTGTTCCCGAGCGCCTGTGCGGCGACGAACCTGAAGCTCGGAAGGTGCTCGCGCACGAGCGACGCGGTTCCTTCTTCCGCCGGCGCGCCCATGAAGATCACAGGCCCGGGCTCGAGTAAGACTTGCGTCCGCATGAGCGAATTGAACTTCGGCGCCTGCCATTGATGGCGCCACATTTTCGTAATGTACAGAGCTTGGGACTCGAAGTACCAGCGGCCTTGGAGCAACACCGACCAGTCGGCGCGGTTCGTGTCCTTGTAAGCCAAGTCGCAGCCGTAGCCGACGCGGAACGGTCCGGTCGGGAGCTCGTCATAGAACGTCGGCGGCTCGAAGAGCGCGTCGCCTTCAGCTCGCGGGTTGCCCTGCCAGAGCGATTCGAAGGCGTTGATCCCGTAGAGCTCGCGCTTTCGGAGCAGCACGGCCGCGGGATGCAGGAACGGCGCGAGCGCCTCGCCGCGCTGCCGTCCGATCGGATCGTCGTCGGAATCACAGATCGCTGCGAGCCGAATGTAGGGCCAGCCGAGGATATTCACGGCGCGCGCCGTCAAGTCGTCCTGGTGCCAGCGCGCCATCATCAGGACCGAGCTCGAGCCCGGATGCCGGCGCGACTCCGCTACCTTGATGAGCCAGTTCCAGCGGCGCTCGCGAATGACCGGCGACGCAGCTTCGACTTCGTCTTTGATCGGGTCGTCGATGATGTGGAGGGAACCTTTAACGAGCGGATAGCCCGTCAACTGGCCCGTGCCGGCGCCGCTCGCGCGGATCGTCGTGCCGCCTTCGAGCCTCAGGAATCCCTCGTGCGATCTCGGATTGAGGCCGGCGAGTGTCGCGAGCTCTTTGATCTCCGAGACGATCTCTTCCGCGCGCGTCGCGCTGAACGCCGAGTAAGCGTGCTTCTTCCCGGGCCGCACGAGCGCGGCGAAGATGAAGGCGTGCTTCGCGACTTCGGTCTTCGAATGCTGAGGCGGGCCGTGAAAGCACAGGTCAACGCCGCCCTCTAGGATGGCACGCTCGAGCGCGCGGATATACGGGTCGAGCCAGACCGGCGGCTTCAGGTGCGGGCTCAGCCAGGCGATAACGTCGTAGATCGACTTCGGCGGCTCGCGCTTGACCTGCTCTTCCGTCGCTTCGGCGTGATGCCGATCGAGAACTTTGCCGAGATTAGAGCGCGTCAAGCTATTCGGTCGCCTTCAACGCGCGCGCGGCGCGCTCCCTGAGCTTGGCGATCGCCGCCTCTGGTGTCGGGCCTGCCGCCGAAATGCCCGGAGCGATCGCGAGCCAGGCTTTCGGCCCTCCCATCGCGCCATCGAACGGCGCCTGAATACAACGCGCGCCGTTTCGGGTAAAATGTCGCTCGCGCCCGCGGCCGACGGGCGTCCAGCCAGCTAGGATCGGGACGCTCATTCGCCCGCCCCTTGCCGAGACTTGCGCTCGTGCGCGCGAGCCAACCTTTTCAAATGCTTCTCGGTCTCTGAATCTGACTCTTCATCGGGGATAGCATCCAAGTATCTATCGATCAAAAGCGACGCGATGCGATGAGCCTCGCGGCATTTTGCGCTGCGCTTCATGAGTGCCGCCGGAAGACGTCGAAGACGATCGCCATCGCCTGCTCGCCCGTCATTGGGCCTTTCAGGCGCTTCCGAAGCTCGGTCAATGCATCGCTGAACTGCGCTGCGAGATTGACGTTCGACCGCTTGCGCCAGCCCTCCCTTGTGCTCTGCAGGATCGCGAGCGCCGCCTTCGCGACGTCGAGCCCCTTGCCGCCCGTCCGCACGGATTGAATCAGCTTCCGCTCGGCTTGCGCGAGTGCCTGATTGACGAGCACCCGGGTCGTCGGGTCGCGCAACATTTCGCCGGCCAGGTCTTCCGGATCGACGGCCGCGAGCCAGCACGCGGTCTCGGCCGGCACGTCATCGCGCTTGATCGCCTTCAAGATCGTGCCGAGCTTCATCTTCCGGGCGTGTTCGCCCAGGTACGTCAAATCTCGCGGGCGGTCGATTTGCGGGACGATCTCGACGTCTTCAATGACGCCGAGCGCGACCGCGGGTTTTTCGTCGGACATGTTTGGGAAGCTTGACGCGCGCGATGGGTAGAGTCAAGCTAGCGACATGCAGGAAAAAAAGCCGTCGAAAGACAAGGTTCGCTGGCATCTTCACGAAATCCAGCAAGATGTTGACTGCGCGGGTGATTCTTTACGTCAGCTCCCGAAAACGCCCGGCCGCGATCGCGTCGAGCGCGGATTGCAAGAGGTCCGGGAAGGTCTCGGCGAGATCAAGCGCGAAGCGGACCTGAAGTAAAATGGCGCAGCATATCATCCTAGCCGGCGACTGCCGGGCGCTTGAGCCGCGCGAAGTGCCCGAAAACGCGGTCATGATCACGGACCCGCCCTATTCGGATCACGTTCACGACAGCATGACGTCTTGCGCGCAGCACGGCGCCCGGAAAGGCGTGCGCCAGCGCGACGCTGGATTCGGCTCGCTGAGTCCGGAGCTCCGCGCGCACGTCGCCGCGCTCGGCGCGCGCTGTCGATGGTCGGTCGTCTTCAGCGACTGGGAGGGGCTCTCCGCCTGGCGCGAAGCTTTCAACGCGCAGCCAAATTACCGCTACGTCCGCGTCGTGCCGTGGATCCGCTGGAGCATGCCGCAAATGTCGAAAGATCGGCCGCCCCAGGGCAGCGAGGCGATCATTATCGCCGGCCACACCAAACCAATGCGCTGGAGCGGGCCCGGCAATCTGACCCATTTTGATGAAGCGTGCGAACGCGGCGACGAGAAACACCCGACCGCGAAGCCGCTCGACCTGATGTGTCGGCTCGTGCAGTATTTCAGCGAGCCCGGCGAGCTGATTCTGGATCCGTGTTGCGGGCGCGGAACGACGATTCTGGCCGCGAAGCTGCTCGGACGCGATGGTCTCGGGATTGACGACGAGCAACTTCCGGGCGAAGCGGGCCGCGCGCGCGCTCGGGTTGACGCGGGCAAAGACCTGAATGACCGAGATTTGACGCGCTGGCAACGCTATCTTGACGGCGTCGCGGCGGAAGAAAAAGACGGCGAGCGGCGAGCCGCGACGAACGCGGCCGTCATTGCTCGACGCAAGGCGAAAGTAACATGACGTGCGGATTCGGAATAAATGGCGGCGAGTGCTATGCGTGCGAGCTCGCCCGAAAAGCGGCCGTTGCGGCTCCGACCAAACCGATCGCGGAAAATCATGAAGCGCTGCACCCGGTCGAGAGACCGAGCACATGGCTTCAGCGCGAGCGTGAACGAGATCACCCCGAGGGGTGAATGCGCGTCGGCGCGCGCCGTGGCGTAATTCAGACATGACGATCCCAATTCATCTACAGTTCCGATCCGAATCCGAGGCCTACCGCGCCGCGAGCGACTCGCTCTCCGCAGCGTACGAAGGTCTCGCGACGCGTTCGTTCAGCGAATCGATCGAGCGTGAGACGGCGATTCAGGTCGCACGCCTGACGCATTTTCGCTGCTCGCAAGAGTACCTATGCGAGTTCCGGGATGAAGACCCTCACGACCCGACGCAAGTTTCAGCGAGCGACGGCCCCCTCGCGCCGCAGAAGGTCCGAATCGCGGCGCTCGGCCGCCGCCTGGGCCTGATGGGCGAGCCGCCTCCGGAGGCAACATGAGCAACGCCAAAGTCAGAGCTCGCCGCCGACGGCGCAACGCCCGCGCCGCGCGGAACGAGCGAGCGCGTTTCATCGCGAGCGTCGATTGGCCTGACGCGATCCGGCGCTTCTACGCCGGCCGTCCGCTTCCGCTACGCACCCGAGCGTGGGTCAAAATGCTGACATTCGGCGAGCGAATGTTTTTCGGCGGTCTCACAAGAAAGGTCCCTCAATAATGCACGCTAGTGTTCTGTCCTTCATCGAACGGTTCGCGCCCGACGTGCGCGGCAGGTCAATTCTCGAAGTCGGCTCGAAGAATATCAACGGCTCGGTCCGGTCCGTTCTCGAGCCGCGCGAGCCGTCGAGCTACGTCGGGATCGATGTCGAGCCGGGTGAAGGTGTCGACCGAGTGACGAGCGTCGAGCAGATGGCTTTTCAAACAGAAGTTTGCGGTCGGCCTTTTGACATCGTCGTCTCAGCCGAGATGCTAGAGCACGCGCAAGATTGGCATGCGGCTTTTCGCGCGATGGCCGAGCTGCTCGTGCCCGGCGGCTGGCTGCTCCTGACGACGCGCAGCGAGGGTTTTCCGTACCACAACCCCCCCGACTACTGGCGCTTCGATGCCGCGACGCTGGAGCAGGCGGCGCGCGCGTGCGGGCTGCTCGTCGTCAACCTGGATCCGGACCCGCAGGTGCCCGGGATTTTCCTCAAAGCGATGAAGCTGAAAATGCCCGCGGCGCTCGCGATGCCGCAGCCTACCTAACCCTACATTTCCGTATCACCTCTAGGGGTGAATGCGCGTCAATCTCGCTCGATCCATAATAATTGTGTGGCCGTCGCAGTGACGGCCCGGAAGGAGCGAGAGATGACGACCGAACGAGAGCGACAAGCAGCGGCGAACGACGGCCCGTATGGGGGATGTGACTGGATCGTTTATCCGGCACGAGCGTTCGCAGGGACCGTGCTCCCGGTGGAATGCAGAGCAGGAACGGAGCGCGGCGCATTGCGCGTGGCAGAGGCGGAGCACCCTGGGGTGGTGTTCCTGAGCGCCGTTCCCGGGCGTTTGCGCAAACGCTGACCCGCCCGCCAGCAACCCAAAGCAGGAGAAAGAAAATGTCCGAAAAGTTTGATTACAAGTACGAAATCTCAAAGCTTGAAGAAGGGATCCGCCTCGGGACGATCACGGCTGGCGAAGCATTCTCGCTGCTGGCCATGAAAATGCATGAGCACTTTTCGCGCGTCATGTGCGATTCCGCCGCCGCGTCGGCAGCGAAGCCGTGCGAGCCGGTCCGAGTCAGCTTCCGAAAGAACGTCGAAGTCGCGCCTTACAAGCACGAGCACGTCGAAGTGACGGTCGAGCTCAACGGCTCGTCGTTCGCCGAAGCGATGCAAAAGGCAAAAGACCTGGCCGATGATGCGCTCGGCCTGAACGCCGTCGACGAAGACGATATCGCCTACGCGAAGGAAATCCTTCGCAAGGCGGCTCGCTCAGGAAAGGCGGGCTGATCTGTGAAAAACCTTGCCGCTCTCTTCGCCTTGGCTCTCGGCGGATGCGCCGCCGGCCACGACTTCACCCGCGTCGAAGTTGAATTCGATGCCCCGCTCGTCGCGCACGTCGAGCTGATTGATCCGCCGGTCTCCGAAGAGACTTTCGAGCAGTTTGAGATCGATCCGCCCGCGGAGCAATTCCACGGCGGCGTCGCGATCAAAGGCTACGGCAACGAAGCGGGCGGCAAGATTTACCTGCAAGATGGCGGCGAGACGACCTGGGCGTTTGCCGTCGACGTCCCGCCGACCGCCGAGCAGCTCGCTTCCGCCCGGCGGACTTTCGCTCGCCTGAGCGAGCTGCTTCCAAATTGGACCTTCGTCGAGCTGCCCGCGCACAACGGCCAGACCGATATCGTCCTGCAGCTCTCCGACCCGGAGAAGCGCGGCAGCGAAGGCTGCTACGACGCGCTCGCGTCGGGCGCATGCTGGTTTGCCAGCGCCCGTTGCGCGAAGGTCATCAGCGTCCCGACGGGCGACCCTGACGTGAAGGTGTGCGAGCAGTCTTCGATCAGCATCGGCCAGCACGGCGTCGACGGCTTCGCCGAATCCGCCGAGCTCGACCGCGCCGTCGTCTGGGACGCGATGTTCCTGCACGAGATCGGCCACACTCTCGGACTTGATCACGCGCCGCGCTCGACGGGATCGATCATGAAGGCGAAGCTGCCGATCGAAGGCTGGCTCGGCCGCGCCGAGCAAGCGACTTTCAGCGCATGCGAGCTCGCTCAGCTGCGCGGCTACTATCCGATGCCCGGCGCCGAGGCGCCATTAGCGTGGCATGACGCGCCGGAATGTGAGGAATTATGAAAAAGCTGTTTCGCGATAACGTGGGAAGGCTGGCCGCAGCGATTGAGTACCTGAAGCGGCGTGCAGTACCTCAGGGGTGAATGCCCGTGCCCGCGAGCGAGCTATTCTGTACAGGGTGAGGCCGTCGCCGTGGCGGCCCCGGAACGAGGAGAGCGAGATGCAGACCGAAACGACTTGGACGATTCGGGAATTGAACCCGGTGATCGAGCACCATGAGGCGCACATACGATCGGCGCTCGGCCATCAGCAAGCCGTGGCGCTAGAGCAGGCGGCTACGCTCGAGCGTTTTCGCGAGTGCCGAGCCGAGGCCGTCGCGTATCGTGTCATTAACGCGCAACGCCTCTATTGGCTCCACGCGCAGTGCTTGTGTGAGATTCTGCGTGGCGATTACTGCTGACCCGCCCGGCTGCGGCAGGGGCCTTCCCCCGGAGCCGCGGCAGGGTGCGCCATCTGCGGCCACCAACCACACGGGAGGATACAATGCGAAAAATCGTAATGACGGCCGCGTTCGCGGCCATGGCATGCGGCGCTCAGGCAGAAACGCTGGAGCTCGAGACCACGCAAGAGGCGCTGATCGCCGATAACAACTTCGGCGTGACTGCGCAGGGGTTGCGTCAGTGCAACGCTGGCGTCACCGGCCAGTGCTACTATCCGCCGGGGTTTGGCGACGCGAACGCGCCGAACCCTTACCGCTGGGACGTGTGCCCTGTAACCACCGGCATGGATCAGGGGCAGATGCAGCGCGCGAACGCCGCTCAACAGACCGTCATGAACGCCTTACGCGACGGCGGCGCGGACGTCGGGTTCGGTTGTCCGGCATCCGGCGCGACGCCCGAGATCCAGATCTTGAAGGGGGGTAACTCACTGGCAACGTGCCAGCCCGGCACGAACTGCACGTCGTTGAACAAGTGGTATTTTATGGCATTCTGCACCGTGAAACAACCCCTCGGCGAGTCCCCGTCGATCCCGGGCAGCGAACATGCGTACTGCTATAAGTGGAATGTCGAGGTGAACTACAACCACATCGACGCGACGTTCCCGGCCGGCTTGGGGCGCGATCAGGTCTATGAGAACGTAATCGGCGCGGCCCTGAGCGCGGCGATCGTGGGCTCAGGTCAGCACAGCGTTCAGTCGTTGAATAACTACTGGAGCTTCGATGCGGTCAGCCCCACGGCGAAGCACGGCTTGCACCCGGCGGACTTCTGCCGAGCAGCCGCTGATTACGAAGGCGTGGACTTTTTCAGTATCCGCAAACAGGACAACAGCTGCGACTGAGCCGCACGGCGCAATGGATCGCTGGAATTAGGTCTCTGGGCCGGGGTAGATCTGAAATCGGTGTGTGTGTTCCGGGGGGGCAGATCTCCCACCACGTGCCACCCCGGCCCCTAAAGTAGGGTCCCCCCGCAGACATCCCCACTCGAGCTCACATGAGCTCACCTTCGTCTCCTCATTCCTCACCTCATCCCACACTAGCCCCCAATGTGCGCACATCGCCCACATTGGGGGCTTTTCTGCGTCTTGCGCCCACGTGTAGGCAGAAGTAGGAGAAAAAAAGAGCTTGACACCAGATTTCCCTTGCTTTCCTCAAATCCCCTTTCGGAGGTGCGCCCGTGTAGGCGCGCCGCGCCGCCTACGTGTAGGAGAAAAAAAGAGCTTGACACCAGATTTCCCTTGCTTTCCTCAAATCCCCTTTCGGAGGTGCGCCCGTGTAGGCGCGCCGCGCCGCCTACGTGTAGGCGTAGGTCGCCTAAATCTTGAGCTG